ATGACCAACCACGAGAGTGCGGCCTTGGCAGACATCCTACTGGACAAGGCCATTCGTACCGGAATGCTGAAGCTTGAGCTTCGCCATGACCCAATCCTCAACTGCCCCCGTCTGGTCCTCATGGCGAGGGCCTGCCCAGGGTTCCCCTACTTCACGATCACCACCCTGCCACTTGACACACCAAAGGGGCCTAGCACAGATGCAGTCCGCGTTGCTTAAACCCGAAGGTCCTCACCTGGAGGACAGCTGGGACGACCAAGTTCGCCTTGAGATGGAGATGCTGGAGCGTGGCCGGGAGCTGATGTCCATCCGCATCGAGAAGGCCCGTACCAAGAAGGACATGACCCGCCTTCGCCCGGTGCGCTCCCTCATCACCGAGTTCCTGCCACCGGTCATCGAGAGCCTGGAGGGCTGGATGTCCTCCGTGGTCAGCTCGAAGGGAGGGCCGAAGCCCATCGCCCACAAGTACCTCACCCAGCTACCCACAGGCACATCCTCGCTGCTCGCCCTGAGGACGGTCTTCAGGTGCATCAGCATCGAGAAGCGGGAGATCATCCCCCTGGCCTACGAGATCGGAAGCTGGGTGGAGAACGAGGCCCGCATGCTTGCCTGGGAGGATGAAGACCCTGAGGGCTGGGACGGCCTCCGGAAGTTCTACCAGCAGCGTGGAGCCAATGCGGCCCACCTGCGAAGGGCTACCTCGGCGGTATTCAACAAGCACATCCGGAAGCGCATCGGTTGGGGGGAGTGGGGACAGGAGGCTCGCCGCAGGGTGGGCCTTCAGCTGTTGGACAACGTGATCCAAGGGACCCGCAGGTTCCACATCGCATCCGACATGTCCCTGGCGAAGGCGAGAAGCTCGAAGCGGGACCCCAGGGCCTGGCCTCTGGTGCTCCAACCCGATCAGGGGATGATGGATTGGCTCGCCGGGGCACTCGATGATGAGATGCTCCACATGCCTGTCTTCATGCCAACCCTCATCAAGCCTAAGGGATGGGATGGCCCCAGGGATGGTGGCTACTGGACACCGTTCGTCAGCACACCATTCCTCATCCGCTTCAAGGCCTCCCACGAGACCCAGCGGCAGCGGGCCATTGATGAGTACGACGCCTTGGACATGCCCGAGGTCTACTCCGCAATCAACCACGTCCAGGACACCTCATGGCGCATCAACCGTGGGGTGTTCGAGACTGTTCGCCACATGTGGGACAAGGACCTGGCCCTCGGAGGTCTTCCCCGGAAAGAGGAGCTTCCCGTGCCGCCAAGGCCCGAGAATTGGGAGGAGGACCCTGAAGGCTACAAGAGGTGGAGAGGCAAGGCTGGGGACATCAACACCGCCAACGCCAAGGCGGTCTCCAAGATGCTTGGTGTGGACCGGACCATCGGCCAGACAGGGCAGGCTCGGAGGTTCCTGGACTGCGAGGAGTTCTTCTTCCCCCAGATGCTGGACTTCCGTGGGCGGATGTATCCGATACCCTCAGACCTGTCCCCTCAAGGGAACGACCTGCACCGTGGCATCCTGGAGTTCGCCGAAGGGAAGCCTGTAGGGGAGGACGGCGGAAGCTGGCTAGGGGTCCAGGTGGCCAACACCCATGGGGTGGACAAGGTGTCCCTCCAAGAACGTGTTGACTGGGCCTTCGAGCGGCGGGACCTTTGGCGGGCAATCGCAGAGGACCCCCTGGAGTATCGCCAGTGGGTTGAGGCTGATGACCCATTCCAAGCCCTAGCCGCCATCAAGGACCTGGACGGCTACATCCGGGAGGGTTCCTCCTATGTCTCCCACGCACCTATCCGGGTGGACGGGACATGTAACGGCATCCAACACCTTTCGGCCCTCATACGGGACGAGGAGGGTGGGTCCTCGGTGAACCTTTTGGAGGCCGACAGCCCTCGGGACATCTACCAGGAGGTGGCGGACACCCTGACTGAAATCCTGGAGGTCGAGCACAAGGACGGCAACGAGCTGGCAAGCGCATGGCTGGACGCCTTCGGGGGACATGCCCCCAGGTCAGTCACAAAGCGGCCAGTGATGATCCTACCATACGGCGGTACCCGCATGGCCTACATGCAGTACACCCACGAGTGGCTGGATGAGTTCGATCCTGTTGGCCTCAGCATCTCTCGGGAGATACGGGGAAAGGCTGTTGGGTTCTTGGCGTCCCGCATGTGGGGTGCTGTCAGCGCCAGGTTGCAGAAGGCACAGGAGGTCATGAAGTGGCTTCAGGATTGCTCCAAGGTGGCGTCCGCTTCAGGGCTTCCCCTGTACTGGACAACACCGGCTGGGTTCGTCGTCAGGCACTTCTATGGGGAGATAGTCTCTTCCAGGGTGGACGTGAAGTTGGACGGCCAGAGGGTTAACCTGCGGGTGAACAACGTGCAACCAACACTGGACGCAAAGGCGCAGGCTACAGGTATCGCACCAAACTTCATCCACTCCCTCGACGCCTCGGCCATGATGTCCTGCATCAACCTGTGCAAGGCTGAGGGCATCAACTCCCTCACAACCATCCACGACAGCTACGGGACCCACGCATCGGACATGTGGAAGCTCTACTCCTGCATACGGGAGGGTTTCATCGAGACCTACCGTGGTGACCCCCTCGCTGACTTCCTTTCAGGGTGTCAGAGGATAACACCAAACGCTGGTGCGTGGCCGCAAATGCCGAAACGCGGAACGCTGAACATCGAGGCTGTCCGCTTCTCCGACTACTTCTTTTCCTGACTATCTCACATTACACACAGTTATCCACCGTTCTGAATAACACGGAGTTTTCGCAAATGGCTAAGCCTGCACCATTCAAATCCCTCTGGGCTATCATCTTCACTACATGGCCCGTGGAGATCGCCAAGTTCTATGGAGGAAGCCTGGAGAACGCCCACACCTCTGCCGGGGAGGCGGCGTTCTTAAAGATCATGGCCTCGGGCCTCGCACTCGTACTGGGGTTGCTGGGAGTTAGCTTTATCTCCGCAACGGGTACGGCTGGCGTACTTGTCGTTGGGGTCATCATCACCGTCTTCGACCTGATCCGCCTCTGGGGCTACGTACTCCTCCGTATGGAAGCTGCTGGAGACGAGGAGGGCCAGGACCGTGGCTAATTCGCTCTCCACCCGTATCGACCGGGACGTACTGAACTCCTTGCCCAGGGACCGCATTGCCGGGATGACCCAGGCGATCTTGGACCCGATCTCCTCCGAGAAGGGTGAGGAGCTTCTGGCGGCATCGGCCACCCTCTTCGCTGTGATGGTGGAGCGGTACGAAAGCTCCCCGCAGGACCTCTACCTCTACGGCAAGCGCGTCCTGGGGGCGGAGGAGGACTTCCACAAGAAGGGCAACGACCAGCTGGAGGCCCTGAGGGACTTCGCGGCGCTTCGTGTCCGTGGCGAACCCATCATCTGACCATACCACATCCCACACAAAGGAGCCTACCAATGGCAAGCCGCTACTTCCTGTCCCCAATCGGCGACTTCTCCGACTACCCCTGGATCAACAAGCCGGACACCAAGTTCAACGCCGATGGTCTCTACCACACCGGCCTGGATGTCCCACTCGAAGAGGCCCTCCCGACCATGGAGAAGATCGAGGCCGCAGCCAAGGCATCCCTCGCCAAGCAGACGGACGAGATGACCCCCGGCCAGGCCAAGAAGTGGTCCCTCCAGCTGCCCTTCGAGGAGCTTGAGGACGAGGAGGGCGAGAAGACCGGCATCGTGCGGTTCACCTTCAAGCAGAACGCGAAGATCAAGACCAAGGACAAGGGCGTCAAGGACATCAAGATCGAGGTCCGCGATGCTGCCGACAAGATCATCGACGCCTCCATCTGGGGCGGCGACAAGGGCCGCATCATGTTCACCATGCGGGACATCGTGATCACCTCCGCGCAGCGGGCCGGTGTTCGCCTGGACTTCGCCAAGGTGCAGCTGGTCGAGAAGGGCAACGGTACCTCCCAGGGCTTCGGCGCGGTGGATGGTGGCTACGTGGCTAACGAGGGTTCCTCCGAGGACGACTACGATCCGGACAATGCCGGTGAGGGTGAGGTCGAGAAGGGGGACTACTGATGCGCGACATGCTCATGACAATCCTCTGGGCTGTGTGCGCCATCGCCAACCTGGCTGCATGCGTCTTCTTCGGGGGTATCGTGGTGGACGCCCTGTTCGGAGGCACTGAAGGTCCCCACACCCTCCTCGGCTTCATCGGCGGGGTCATCGTATGGGTGGTGCCGATCTGGCTCTCCTACGATCTCGGCGCTGGGGACGACTTCCTGGACCACACCTGATGGGTGTCTCCAAGGCCCGGATGAACAAGCGGCGTGGCAGGGTATTCCCCAAGCGCCGCCCAACCAACATGGCGAATGGAATGAGGCACGGCTTCCGGTCTGGCCTGGAGGAGCAGAACGCCAACGTCATCGTGAATGCTGGCGAGAAGCTCCGCTTCGAGGACATCAAGATACCCTACGTGGTGCCTGAGTCCGACCACACCTACACACCGGACTTCGTGCTTGAGAACGGCATCATCGCCGAGACCAAGGGCAAGCTGGAGCAGAGGGATCGCGTCAAGCACCTCCTCATCCAGGAGCAGTGGCCGGGGCTGGACATTCGGTTCGTCTTCCAGCGCCCCCATGACCCCATCCGGAAGGGTTCCAAGACGACCTACGCCATGTGGTGCGACAAGCACAACATCAAGTGGTCCAGCAAGATCATCCCCGCACACTGGTTCGAGGAGGCTGGCCCGGATGTCCAACCCGATGAGGTGTTGAAGAAATGACCAGCGGACAGATCGTCACCGCAGCCTTCGGGCTTTTCGTACTCCTTGCGGTGGTCACCCTTGCGGGGTGCGGCCACAAGAACTCCGAGGACCAGCTCTACAAGATGGTCTCCCAGCCCCAGCTGGACAGCTACATCGAGCACCCTGAGGTCCTCCCCAACTACTGACAGGAGAAGACCATGAGCAGTAAAGCACGGGTGCAGTTCCGCATCACCCCCACAGAGTTTGGCTGGCCTCGGTATCAGCTTCAGTTCCGTAACAGCCTTTGGGGCTTCACGGTTTACTGGGAGACCATCCGGAAGTCCGACCACCTGTGGGACCTCCAGGAGGAGGCCGAGAGGCTGTCAACTCCTTGGGTGGACTATCAGGTAGAACGCTGATGACGGCCCTGAGGTACAAGGCCCGCAAAGAGACCAACGCCATCCTCCTCCACGACAGCCATACGGACCCTGATGTGGTCACCGGCCAGGAGGTGCAGAGGTGGTCGGCCTTGGCGGAAGAAGGGGGCCTCAAGATGGGCCTCCTTGGGGTGGGATACCACTTCATCATCGAGCGGACTGGCGAGGTCGTGGAGACACGCCGCCGCCACCTGGTCGGCACCCACACTCCAGGACACAACATGGACTCCATCGGCATCTGCCTGGTGGGTGGCCGTGAGAAGTCCACCGGGGCCGAGGGCATCGACAACTTCACGGTCCCCCAGCGAAGAGCACTCCTACAGCTCCTGGCCTCCCTCAGGGAGGAGTATGGAGACATCCCCGTAAAGGGCCACTCAGAGGTTCAGCGGTACCGGAACAGGTGCCTGGCTGATTGCCCGGCCCTGGACATGGAGGAGCTTCGCCAGGACCTCCGTCTATTCGAACACAATGGGAAGATACTCTATGACGAAGAGAACACTTACGCCCGCTGAAGAGAAGGGCCTCTCCGAGCAGCAGGCCCGCGTCTATGATGTCCTGAAGCAGGGACGTGGACTGTCCAACCTGCTGGCACTCACCAACCACGGCATCGGGTCTCTCTCCTCTCGGGTGGCAGAGCTTCGGAAGAAGTTCGACCTCCACATCACCTCCGAGCAGCGGACGGACACCACCGGGAAGAAGTATGCAGTCTACAGCATACCGCAGGAGGAGGGTCGATGAAGTACGTATGGATCGTCTCAGGCACCACGGAAAGCGGTGACGACTGGCAGCTGGCATTCGACACAGAGCCGTCAGAGGCCCGCATCATTGAGGTCCTGATGGCCACCCCAGGACTCCAGGAAGAGTACGAGGCGGAGTGCATTCAGGGGTGGTCTGTCAACAAGGAAGCTGTCCTTTCAGGGCAATCCAGCGAGGAGTAGAGCCGATGCTCTCCGATGATCTGTCCGCCGTGGTCGTGTCCAAGGGTCCCTGCGACGAGTGTGGCTCCTCGGACAACCTAGTGACTTACGCGGATGGGCACGAGTTCTGCTACAGCCCAGGCTGCGGCCTGAGGAAGGGTCCTGACAATATGGAAGACGCTGAGCCGTTCAAACCATCCCAGAAGGAAACCAGCGCGATCCCCTTTACGGAGGAGCACCAGACCAGCGGCCTTCGCAGCCGGGGCCTGGAGCGGGAGACCCTGAGGAAGGCCGGATACTTCGTCCATCAGGAGGGCGACAAGTTCCTCCAGGTGGCGAACTACTACTCCCAGAACGGGAACCTCAGTCACCAGAAGTTCCGCTCCAAGGACAAGAAGTTCTGGTTCACCGATGTGGCCGGTCTCGGGGTACGCACCAAGCACCTCCAGCTGTACCTCCAGCACTACTGGGGCGAGAAGCATGACAAGCGCCTCATCATCACCGAGGGGGAGCTGGATGCACTCTCCGTGGCGCAGGCCACCAACTGGAAGGTCCCCGTGGTGTCTCTCGTGCAGGGCATCGCCAACGCGGTGGAATGCCTCAAGGCCAACTACCGGTGGATCGACCGGTACGACGAGATAATCCTGTGGTTCGACAATGACGAGCCTGGGCAGTCGATGATCGCCGAGTGTGCCTCCCTGTTCCCTCCGGGCCGGGTCAAGACGATCACGGTGGAAGGCGTGAAGGATGCCAGCGAGATGCTCCAAGCCAACCGGCCTGGGGACATCACGGCGGCGATCTACGGGGCCGTCACCTGGGCACCTTCCGGCATCATCAATGCGGCTGACTGTGGCGCAGACATGGACCAGGACGAGGCGGAGGTGATCTGCGAATACCCCTGGCCGAAGCTTCAGGAGATGACCTCGGGCATCCTGGAGAGCGAGGTGGTCTACCACGTTGGCGGTACCGGGATCGGCAAGACCTCCATCATCGTGGAGATACAGAACAAGCTCCTGGCCTCCGGGGTGAAGTTCGGGGTGATGCGCTTCGAAGATACCCGCCGCAAGGCCCAGCTGGACCTCATGTCCCGTTCGGTGAGCAGGCGGCTGCACCTGGAGCCTATGGACAGCGAGACCCGCCGCAAGCTGCACTCGACGGTGTTCGGGAGCGGACTGGTGGAACTCCTGGACCCTGAGACGGCAGACTGGTCGTTTGACTCCATCATGGGGTACGCCCGGTACATGATGAAGGCCCTGGACTGCCGGGTTGTCTTCATCGACCCACTATCCTTCCTGGTGGCCGCATCTCAAGAGCGGGATGAGAGGAAGGCCCTGGACAACGTGGCCTACCAGCTGGCCCGCCATGTGAAGCAGAACCGTGGGAACTTCCAGATATGTCACCACCTTTCGCGTGGGGAAGGGAAGGCCCATGAAGAGGGCGGGGAGATCAGCCTGAAGCACATCAGAGGGTCTGGCGGCGTGGCCAACTTCTCGATGGCAGTGTTCGGATACGAAAGGAACCAGCAGGGCGAGAGGTCAGACCTCTCCCGCATCAGGGTCCTGAAGAACCGCTTCACGGGCACCACAGGCCTCGCAGACACCATCAAGTGGGATGACTTCGCTGGGACCCTTACGGCGACCGACGAGCCATACCCGAGTGACGATAATGAAGGTGGGGACTTCGGTCCTCCGCCCACAGCCAATCAGGAATACTAACGTGAGCGAAATGAAGGACGCGCTGGCGCGGATGCGAGAGGAGCTTACGGCCCTCAACAAGGCAGTGACTGAGCAGGGCATACGCCTCACCTTGGCCCAGGCCTGGATCGACCTCTACAAGTACGGCTACGACATGTTCCGTGCCTATGGCGTCGATTTCAAGCTCCTCCGGGAGTACAACGAGGACAGCACTCTCGATGAGGCGGCGGAGCTTCCACTCAGCCAGGCCCGCCTGAAGATCGTCCAGTACATCGGGAGGGTTCGCAGTGGCATCAACGCGGCAGTCCGCCGAAAGCAGTTCAGGCTGCACTGACTCTACCACACTACGCACGTTCTACCGGTCGAGGACCCTTCGAGAGAAGGTCGTCTTCGAGGTGGACACAAAGGGAGACGTTACCAGGGTCCTCTCGGTAACGGCGGTCCAAGTTGGTCCGACAGTGATCGGGGACTGGGCGGAGGGGGACAGTCCCTACCCGGCCCTGGACGAGGCCCCAAGGCGTGAACGCAACGAGGTCGGCAAGTGGTCCCGGCGCATTAAGGCATCGAAAAGGTTTGGACTTGATGGAGACGAAGACAACGGCGACTGAAAAGGTGAAGTTCGACTGGTACTGGCCAGACGGCTCAAAGGCCACCAGAGGCCCCCGGCTTGCATTCGACATTGAGACCAATGGGCTGCTGCCTGAGGTGGACTCTATGTGGTCCCTATGCATCCGGGACATAGACACCAAGGAGGAGTGGAGCTGCTGCCCAGCGGACGGCTTCCCCAGCCTGGAGGAGGGCCTTGAGCGCCTGTCTAAGGCCTCCCTGATTGTCGGCCACAACATCATCTCCTACGACATTCCGGTCATCAAGCACCTCTACCCAGGGTGGGACTTTGAAGGCATTGCGCGGGATACCCTGCTGCTTGCCAAAATGATCTGGCCCATGGAGGCCCTCAAGGACCTCGACGCCCCTAGGCTATACCGGAAAGAGCTGGAGAATGCGGGTGTACAGATCAGGCCGGGGCAGATACCCGGTCGCCTTATGGGTGCCCAGAAGCTGGAGGCCTGGGGCTACCGGATGAAGCTACAGAAGGGCGAGTACGTCGAGGATGTGCTGACCCATGGCAAGCTCCTGGCGGCGGACCCAGCCTATGAGGTTCCTGAGGAGCTTCGCCCGCTGATCGTCCCCGAGGCCGAGACTTACGGCAGGACAAAGACCCGGCTGATGCCGTGGAAGGCCTGGAACCTCCCCATGCAGCGGTACTGCGAGGTGGACGTAGATGTCACGGTTCGCCTGTTCACGCTGATCGAGGAGCATCTCACGGGGACCGCAAAGGCGGCTAAGGGCGTCGGCTGGTCCCCACAATGCGTCGTCCTGGAGCATGAGACCTGGGAGCACTGCCTCAAGCAGGAGGCCCGTGGCTATGGCTTTGACATGGACGGAGCGGTCGAACTCGCCGCCACCCTGAAGAACCGCCAGGCGGAGCTGCACAAGGCGCTTCGTGAGGTCTTCGGCTCCTGGTGGGCACCCGTCACAGGGGTGGACCCCCGCAAGGGTTCTCTCCCGGCGAGGGATCGGTCGGAGAAGAGCAAGCTCCCACCAATCACCTCCAAGCGTGTCTCGGAGAAGACCGGGAAAGAGCTGAAGCCCTACGTGGGTCCTCCGCTCATCCACTACACCACGGACTCCCCGTTCGTCTCCTTCCGGCGCGTTCGGTTCAACCCGAAGTCGAGGGCACACCTGGGGAAGCGGCTGCAAGAGCTGTATGGGTGGAAGCCTACGGAGTTTGGCGGGAAGAACGGCGACCAGGCCAAGGTGGACGAGACCACCATCAAGGAGATCGCGGACAGCATCATCCCCGAGGACCTGAAGCAGACCATCCTGGAGGAGTTCGTCATTTCGAAGACCCTCGGCCAGCTGGCTGACGGCAACAAGGCCTGGATCAACCTGAGGGCTGACGATGGGCGGCTGCACGGACGGGTTGACCCCCTCGGCACCATCTCCCACCGGGGTGCCCACAAGGACCCGAACCTGGGGCAGGTGCCCGCCGTCTCCGTTGACGAGAAGAAGGACGAGAACGGCAAGGTCATCTCCAAGGAGATCGTCTGGGGATGGGAGGGAGGCTTCGGTGCCGAGTGTCGCGGCCTGTTTGAGCCTGGAGTTCCTGGGTGGAAGCAGACGGGTTCTGACGCGGCTGGCTTGGAGCTTCGCCTCCTGGGGCACTACCTGTGGCCCTATGATGGCGGCGAGTTCGCCCGAAGGGTCTCAACACCTGGTCTCGACATCCATGCGGAGAACGCGAAGATCACCGGCCTCTCTCGGGCAGAGACCAAGACGGTCACCTACGCATTCCTATATGGGGCGGGTGCCCTGAAGCTGGGCATCGGGGTTGGCATCAAGGACGAGGAGATCGAGGAGCTGGCCAACAGCGGCGCGGCGCGATCCTACCTCCACTGGCTAAAGACCCAGACCAAGCTCCCGGCACCGGACCAGAAGACCCTGGCACTCACCATGCGCGGCCAGGAGGTCAAGAAGAAGTTCCTTTCGGGCATTACCGGCCTGAAGGAACTCCAGGAGGACCTCAAGACTGAGGCCAAGCAGTACGGCTTCATCAAGGGCCTGGATGGTCGGAAGCTCTACATCCGCAAGGCCCATGCGGTCCTGAACCAAGCACTCCAGGGTGGTGGCGCTATTGTCTGCAAGATGTGGATGATCGGCAGTGCCAAGGAGCTTGAAGCCCGGAACATCAAGTGGGGCGAGGACTACGCCCAGATGGCCTGGGTACATGACGAGTGTCAGTACGAGCATAAGCCGGAACTGACGGACGTTTTCCCGGAGGTCTCAAGGCTGGCCATGAAGGCTGTGGCCCGTGAGCTGGCTTTCCGGGGAGAACTGGACACCGACACCAAGAGCGGAAGCAACTGGAGAGAGTGTCACTGACCCTACCACAAAACACACCAAGGAGCATACCATGTCACTTGTTACCGGCGACGACATCTTCGTCCCATTCTCGATCAACCAGACCGACCTCCTCGCTGGCACTTCTGCCGAGATCGTCGCCCCCGTGAAGGGCTTCGTCAAGGGAGCCACTGTCATCGTCCAGACCGCCGTGGGAACCGGTGGCGACATCACCGTGAAGATTGCTGATACCGCCGTCACCGGCCTGACCCTCACCGTTGCCGACTCGGCCACCAAGGGCACCGTTGTCACCGACGAGGCCACCGTGGGTGCCCCGGCAGACCGTGAGGTGGACAAGAACGAACGCATCCAGGTGGTTCCTGCCGCCGCATTCGCCACGTCCGGCGCGGTCAACGGCTTCGTCATCATCAACACCGGCAAGTAATACCATCCCAGGAGTACCCACTTTGAGAAGTCTTGCGAGATCGCGGCAGGTGGCCGGTACTGGGTTCTTGGGGGAGTACCCTCCGGAAGCCGTCGAGGTCATCAGGTACTCCTGGGAAGGCCCTTTTCACATCTCATCGAACTACGCCAGGTCTCACAGCATCGCTGTGGCCTTCGCGGCGTCCATGGGGTGGATCAGCAACATCGCTCCGGACGGAGTGACCATCAGCCGTCAATGGCACCCAACCGCCGAGGGGCTGTTTGCCCTGAGGTCCGAAGAAAACACCCTACAACCGGAGATTTGATATGCTGACTGTACTACTTGTAACCCTTGCCCTGTCCTGCCTGATCTGGACCCTCGGGAACCTGTTTGCAGGTGACCGTAGCATTTCGAGCCTGAAGCCCGCCCTGGGTCGCCGCATCCTTCTGGTCACCGTCACACCCTGGGTGGCCCTCATGGTCGCCATGATGATGCTCGTCGCCTCGATCACACGCACTGCCGACCTGGAGGACGTGAAGGAGTTCACCACGGAGGTCCTCGGCGACTGGAAGGTGGCTTGGGATGGGGAATAAGCTCACCGGACTGATTGACGGCGACACGGTGGCCTTCATTGCGGCGGCAGCAGCCCAGGGAGTCTTGGAGACCGAGGGTGGTTTCCTGGAGCCTTTCGCCCGCCGCCCTGATGGGGAGGCCATCGTGGACAACACGATCCACTGGCTGAAGACGAAGCTGGGGCTGACAGACCTCAAGGTCTTCCTCAGCTGCCCCGCAGAGGAGAACTGGCGGCTCGGGATTGACCCCGAGTACAAGTCGAACCGCAAGGCCTCTGTCCGGCCCCTCCTGCTGACCCCTCTGAAGGAATACCTGCGGCGAGCGTTCGGCGCGGACCACCTGGCGTTCCTGGAGGCTGACGATGCCATTGGCGTCTATGCCACCTCGAAGGAACTCATCGAAGGGGACCGCATCATCATCGGCCTCGACAAGGACTTCCGGACGATCCCAGGGACACACTTCCAGTTCCGGGACCTGGACCAGCATCGGGAGCCAAACGTCCGAGAGATCACCGCCGGGGAGGCCATCAAGTGGCACTATGCCCAGGCCCTCGCAGGTGACGCTGTGGACGGATACGCCGGGTGCCCAGGCATCGGGATGACACGCGCTCTCCGCATCGTGGAGTCGCCAGAGCGGTTGGTGCCGAAGGAGGGTGTGATCACCCGTGGTGCCCGCAAAGGCGAGAAGGTCATCAAGTGGCACTCCGCAGGGCCATGCTCGATCTGGGAGGCCGTTGTCTCCTGCTACGAGAAGGAAGGTCTGAGTGAGGCAGATGCCCTCCGGACGGCCCGTCTCGCCAAAATCCTCCACGCAACCGACTACGACATTGAGACCAAGAGGATCAGACTCTGGGTCCCCGACAAGGAGTAACACCATGATCATCGCTTACTGGCTCTTCCTGGCCGCTCTCGGCGTCCTCCAGGTAATGGGCACCATCGCCATCTCCTTCTGGGCGTGGATCGCCTTGCTGGCCCTCCCGTTCGCCCTGGTGGCCCTGTTCCTGCTGTTCCAGCTGCTCCTCCTAGGGATGTTCTCCCGATGAGTGGGCGGCTCCGGGAGGCCAACCTCGGGGCCAGGACAAAGAGAGCCATCCTGGAGGACCTGGACTACCTGATCAAAAGGGTGACCAAGGTTCGTCAGGGTGACGAGAAGTTCCTGGATGCCCGCCTGCGTCCAGTCAGTGAGGCGGTCTATGCCCTCAACGCTGCGCGGAGGAGCCTGGATGCCGGACTCATTGAAAGCCCTGAATGAGCAGGCCGACAGAGCAGTCCGACTACAGCAGCAGAGGAGGAGCAGGCTGGCAGTCTCCAACGCCATAGAGCTTTCCCTGACGGACACACCACTAGACGAGGTGCTCTTGCTCCTCGCCACACACATCCAACACCTACAGGAGTTTAGCGATATGGAGCTGGACTACAAGTTTGCCGGTCTGGAGGGGGCATGGCCCGTCAATCACCGGCAGTGGGTAGAGAAGCGAAGGGTGGGCCGCGAGCGGTTCCTCACGGAGAACGACCTCACGGAGTTCCAGGCCGAAGTCATCGGCGAGCTGCTTGACCCCGAGAACGGACATGAGGAGCGGCTTGAGCTATTCGCTCGCCTCCTCGCCCACGCAGACCTGCTGGACAGCTCCGGATGGACACCCATGCGGAGTACCGGGGACATGGTGGTGCGCCCAGCCCACTACGACAGGTTCCCCCTGGAGCCGACGAAGTTCGCCATGGAGTATGGCCTGAACTGGTGCGAGGGCAATGCCCTGAAGTACCTCTCCAGGTTTCCCTTCAAGAATGGCACCGAGGACCTGCGGAAGGCCTCCCGGTACATCGAGATGGAGGACCGCTTCATGGCCGGTCGGGAGGACTGGAGCGAATGAAAGCTACGCCCTTCCCAGACACCCGGTGGAAGAGCCTTGAGGACCTCGCAGGGTGGCTGCGTGACCGGTTCCCTGAGGCCTGCCTCCATCCGGACGAGACGGAGATACAGGGACGTGTCCGCAGCGCAGAGGTTCTCCTGGCCCGCCGTATCGCCACCACCATCCTGAACCCTCACGACGACGAGGAGGAGTGACCCTCAATGTGCAGTCAACCCGAACAGCCGAAGGCCCCTACAAACCCGGTCCAGTACCATCCGGACGAGGCCGACAGCAAGGCATTCTCCATAATCATGGAGGACGAGAATGGGGTACGAGACCTGAACAAGCCGAAGGCCGCAGCGCCCCCACCGGTCACCTCCAAGCGTGACGAGGAGGACGAGGACTTCGACTACGTGGCCAACCCGTGGGCCAAGAACTCACCGTATTAAGGAGACAGCCAATGTGCTTCAAAAGTGGATCATCCGGATCATCGAACGCATCCAGCGGTGGTGGTGGTGGTGGTGGCGGAGCTACAGCTACCAACGTCCCAGCACCCGCACCCGCGCCCCCGGCCCCAGCGCCTGAAGAGCCTGAGATCGGCACAGGCCGGAAGAAGGAGAGCCGAGAGGAGTTCGGAGCTGATGTTCCCAACTACCGGGTCTCCCGCAAAGCCAGCACCACACCGAGCAGCTCGCCCGGTCAAATCCAGATGTAAGGAAACAGCCCATGGAAACGGACCTTGGCATCCCTGCCGAGGAGTTCTACGAGAACGAGGTCTCCCTGCGATCAGGCCCTGTTACCGTGGCGAGGCGACTGGCAGACCTTACGGTGCCATCGCTGTTCCCGCCAGAGGAGTGGAACTCCGGGGACGACATAACGATCCTCAACCAGTCCATCAACGCCAGGTGTGTGAACACCCTCTCCACCAAGCTTACCCAGGTGGCCCTCCCGCCAAACCTCCCGTTCGTGAAGTTCACCCCGGTGGGTGAGAGCATGGAGGAGGATATCAAGGCCGATCCGGGACTGTGGAGCGAGGTGCAGTACGCACTGTCTCGCCGGGAGCAGACACACCGGGAGCGCCTGGAGACAACCACAGCACGGTCCGCCTACGGTCGGTCCATCAGGCTACAGCTCGTGACGGGGAACTCCCTGACCATCTGGACTGAGCTGGACAAGCCGGTGGTCTACAATATGCACTCCTACGTGGTGAAGAGGTCCGAAGGCGGAACACCCCTGGTGACTGTGGCGAAGACCTCCATTGCAGCCGCCGAGGCCGACGAGGACATCCTGGAGGCGGTCGAGAAGCAGCGAAAAAAGGAAGGCAAGAAGTCGGACGCCAAGAACGACTGGGAAGATGAGATCGGCATCTACCACGTCCAGAAGCTCATCACCTCCAAGTCCGGCAAGAAGCAGTGGCTCTACTGGCAGGAGGCCGAGGGCGGCTACGTGATCCCCGACACGGAGGCCTACGCGGACTACGATGTGCCCCACATGTACCCGGCTGGCCTGATCCACGAGCCTGGCTCCGACTGGTACCTGCCCTACAGCCTGGACTATGAGGGCGACATTCAGGCGGTGGAGACCTTCGCGGCCTCCCTACAGGATGGTGCAGCGGCCATGGCCTGGTTCCTGTTCTTCGTTGACCCTCTCGGGGAGACGAGGCTCAAGGATGTCCAGGAGGCCGACTCGCTGGATGTCCTGAAGGGAAGGGCGGCAGATGTCACTGTACTCCAGGCCAACAAGGGCGGGGACTACCAGGGCATCTCCAACGAGTTCCAGGAGGCCTCACGACGACTGGGCTACGCCTTCGCAATGCACACCTCGGTCCAGCGGTCTGGGGAGCGTGTCACTGCCGAAGAGTGGAAGATCATGGCTCGTGAGCTTAACGAGACCATGGGGGGCCTCTACTCGGACCTGGCAACAGGATACCAGAGGTGGTTCGTTCTCCGCTTCATCCACCTTCACCAGCTCGAAGACAAGAGCCTCAAGGCCCTCCCAGAGGGCAGCGTGAAGGTCGGCATCATGAATGGCGTGGAGAGCATCGGCCAGGATACTGACCTGACGAACCTCCTGGGGTGGGCAAGCGAAGCGGCCAACATCCTCGGACCGGAGCAGTTCGCCGGGGAGATCGACCGCCAGGGCTTCCTCAAGCGCCACGCCTCCCTGCGGGCCATCAAGCTCGAAGGCCTCCTCAAGTCACCTGACCAGAAGGCGGCTGAGGACAAGCAGAACATGGAACGTCAACAGCAACAAACACTCCTTGAGCAGGGCACTGGTCCTGTAGTCAAGGAGGGAGCCGCCGCTATGGCGGAGATGCTCAAGCAGCAACAAGGAGACAGCAATGGCTGACAATGAGAACCCCACAGGCGCAGGCAGCTTCATGTCCGTCACCATGGGTGATGATGGCCCCGAGGTGAAGAAAGGGACACAGGATGGTCTTTCCCCCGATGACGTTGCAGATGTGGATGATGACCTTCCTTCGGATGATGAACAGTCAGCTGCCACCGAGGATGATGCGGGAGGCGACGGCCCTGAGGCAGATACAGCTGAGGGAGACGAGGAGGGGTCTGATGTCGAGGACCTCGGCGACTTCGACCCCGAGAACGTCGAGCAGTGGGACGCCAAGTACCGGGACGAGTCCGGAAGCTTCCGCGAAGACCTCCTCTCCGCAGAGTTCGACGCCAACGAAGGGCAGGGCCTGAACGAAGCCACCTACGACTACCTGGAGGCCCAGGGCTTCAAGAAGGACTTCGTGAAGGACATCGAGGCGGCTCTGGTCACCAAGCGTGATGCCGCCCTGAGTTCCGCCGACGAAACCACCATGGCCCTGATGACCAAGGCCGGTGGGCCGGACAAGCTGAAGAAGGCGTTGGACTGGGGCAAGACTGGTGGCTACGACAAGGCCTCCCAGGAACGCTTCAACAAGGTCATGAGCGGCGATGATCCGGTTGCCAAGCAGGAGGCCGTCGAGCTTCTCATGGCCCGCTTCAAGTCCGCCGATCCGGAGGCCGTTGGGGAGGAGAAGCCCCAGAAGCCCCGCCGTGATGCCACCAAGGGCCGTGGTGGTCCCTCGAAGTCGTCCCTGAAGCCCTTCAAGAACCAGAAGGAATACCGGGAGGCGCTCGCCGAGGCGGGCGACAACCACGAGAAGATCAAGCAGGTAACGGCCCGCCGCCGTGCCTCCAGTCTGTAAGGAGGTGGCATGTTTGAGCTGATCAAAGGTGTCGGCACGTTCCTCGTCAAGGAGGTGGCCGACTGGTCGCGCCGCAGGGACTCCCTGAAGGAGGTCAAGCTGGAGGCCGAGGTGGCGGAGATCAGGGCACGAGCCGAGATTGCCGCCTACAAGGTGAAGGCCGACATCGAGTGGGACCTGGCGTGGGCCGGACAGGCGCAGTCCTCCTGGAAGGACGAGTTCATCCTCATCCTCTGGACCATCCCGATGCTGGCCTTCCTTCCGAGCCTGTTCTTCTCGGGTGCCCGTGAGGGTGTCCAGGGGACCCTGGAGTACCTTCAAGCACTTGGAGGGCCGGATGTCCTGAAGTTCTACATCTCGGGCTGGGCCGTGATCTTTGCCGCCACGTTCGGCATGAAGTCGGTCACCCAGATGATGCTTCCAGGGTCCATCTCGAAGATCACCGAGGCGTTCTCTTCGGTAGCTGATGACGTACCTGAGGCGGTCGCCAAGACTGCCCAGTCCAAGGTCTCATCTTTCATGGAGAAGGTGCGTAGCGGCAAACTCTGACCCTACCACACTCCACATCATTCTCCTCGGCGGTTCTGCTGGCGGGGAGTCGTCGGGGAATACCCCATCATACTTCCAATGGAGAAACCACACATGAGTGCATACACAGACGCACGTTCGAAGCCCGGCTCGAAGCTGGGAGGTGCAGACGACCGGGAGCTGTTCGTCACCCACGCAGCCGACCTTGTGATCCAGGCCTGGGACCAGACCTTCGAGTTCATGGGCAAGACCATGGTGCGTACCATCACCAGCGGCAAGGCCGAAGACTTCCCGATCATTGGCCGCAAGCGCGATGCCTCGGATCACGTACCCGGCGAGCGTGTCCACGGCGGTACCATCTCGCACAACGAGACCACCATCTCCCTGGACGCCATCACCCACGATGCCGTCTTCCTGGCGGAGATTGACGAACTCCTGAACCACTTCCCCTTGGTGGCCCCCTACTCGAAGCAGCTCGGCGAGTCCCTCGCAAGTGTCTCGAACGGTCGCATCATCCGTGCGATGATCCTGGCCTCCCGTGTCACCACTGCGCCGTACCCTGATGGCCCGCTGCCCAGCTACCACTTCCACGCGGACATGAAGACCGACCCGTCGAAGCTGGAAGATGCGGCCTTCGAGGGCGTGGAACACATCCGCACCAATGACATCGGCGGTGGTATGATGACCTACTACCTGCCGTGGAAGCAGCAGCTCCTCCTGGCGCGTTACACCGGCATCGACACAGTGGATACCTCCGGTTCGGGCAACCGGTCGGCAGGTACCGTGGGCCAGATCGCTGGCATCGGCGTGGAGGGTGTCAACTCGATCCCCAACACGAACTACACCACGGACTCGTTCGCGAAGTACAACGGCGACTTCTCCAACACGGTCGGCGTCATCTCGAACCCGATGGCTGTTGGTACCCTGAAGCGCCGTGGCATCAAGACGGTCATCACGGAGCAGCCGGATCGCATCGGTACCCTGATGATCGCCAGCCAGCTGGAAGGTCACGACAAGCTCCGTCCGGAGTGCGCCTTCGAGGTCGCGAACGCCACCCGCTAAGCGGACGCTACCACATGACACACGGTGGGGGCTTCGGCCCCTACCTTCTCCAACCTAGAGGAGGCATCAATGGCACTCTCACTCGATAGACCCGTACCCCTCTCCAAGCTGGACGCCGTGAACATTGTCCTGAGGGCCAGAGGGCAGGCACCGACAGCCCAGCTTGGTGAAGGGTCCAGAGGCTCCTCCCAGGAGGCCGAGGCATCTCTCGCAGAGGCTCTTCTAGCCGTGCAGAGCGAGGAATGGTCGTTCAACCGTGAGGAGGACCTCAAGATTGACCTGAACCAGGACGGAGAGCTTCTGCTTCCGGACAACATCCTGACTTGGCAGGTCACAGGGAAGTACGCCACCTACAACGTGACGGAGCGCGGCGGGAAACTGTACGACCGCACGAAGGCCACTACCGTGTTCACCGAGTCCATCCACATCGAGGCCTCCCTGGCCCATGCATTCGAGGACCTTGGCCAGCCGGTCCGGTGGTACGTCACGCTCCTCGCAGCGTTCAACTACGGGAACCAGGTGGTGCCGGGGGACAGCTCCATCAGGCCGACCTTGGACCAGCTCCGCAGTGCCAGAGGGATGCTTGAGGCCTACGACAATGGCTTCCGCTCCAGGAACCTACGGAATGTGAACCCCCACTTCAGACGCCTGAGAGGACGCCGGTAATGCCGAACACCTATCCCGTTCGCTCCCTCATCCAGGGGGTCAGTGAGCAATCGTCTTTCAGCCGTCCCCAGTCGTCTGCGGAGTCTCAGCGGAATTGCATCAACGACCTGCTGTTCGGCTCCAGGGCAAGGAATGGGACGAGGGTGATCGCCACCCACACATGGGACACCGAGAACGCCTTCTTCCACCGCATCGAGCGGTCCACGGACGAGGACTACCAGGTGGTCGTGAAGGGCACAGCCCTGAACATCATCAACCTGGCTGACGGCACTATCGCCACCCTCACCAAGAACATCTCCGATGCAGCCATTGAGGCCTACCTGACCCATACGGGGGACAGCAGCCTGGCCTTCACGGCGGCTACCATCGAGGACACCAGCCTGCTGGCCAACCGGCAGAAGACAGTGGCCATGAGCAGCTCGACCAGCGCGGCGAGGACCAACCAGGCCCTGATGCACTTCAAGTCGGCCAACTACTCGACCACCTACAAGCTGATCATCAAGTATGCGAGTTCGACCCTGACGATCACCTACAAGACGCCGGACAACTCGGCGGCTGTGAACGCGGAGCTGATCGCGACCAACAAGCTGGCTGAGGAGTTTGCCGACGCCCTGGTAACAGGCCTCAGTGGGGGAGGCTGGTCAGTAAGTCGCGCCGCTTCGTCCATCCTAATCTCCCACCCGACGCACGACTTCACGGTCTACTCCGAGGACGGCCTTGGTGGGCAGCAGCTCATCGCCTTCAAGGATCGCGTGAAGAAGCTCACGGACCTCCCCACAGTGGCCTGGGATGGATACCAGGTTGCGGTAGGTAACACCAAGTCCGCGACCGAGGCCGACTTCTACCTGAAATACTCCGGGGATGCCCAGGGCGGAGTCTGGGAGGAGGTCGTCAAGTGGAGCACCCAGACGGACTTTAATGAGGCCACGATGCCTCTGATGCTGACCAACACTGGCGTCAACGCCTTCACCATCGACTATGCCCCCTGGGGGTCGAGGCTGGCAGGTGACGGGGTGGAGACCGCCAAGGACCCAAGCTTTGTGGGCAAGACCATCCGGGACTTGCAGTTCTTCGACGGTCGTCTGGCGATCATCGGCGAGGGGTACTGGACGTTATCCCGTGCAAGGAACGCCTTCGTCTTCTTCCCCGACACCGTGCAGACCAACCTACAGACAGCCCCGGTGGACTACATCGTGGCCAACGGCAAGGTCAGCCTTGTGACCAGGGCTGTGGTGGTAGGCGAGAAGCTGCACCTGTGGGCCAACAAGCTTCAGTCCGTTGTGTCCTCCGGGCAGGACGCCCTTTCCGAGGAGACGGCTGAGAACCCGCCCACGACCAACTACGAGTATGACGGGCTGGTCCCTCCGGTCCCGGTCGGCCAGTCCGGCCTGGTCTTCGCCACAGGTAACCGTGGAAGCGCGGTGTTCACCGAGGTGGTCTACAAGAACGGGAAGGCTGTTGGGGAGATACCCCTGAATGAGCATTGCCCCAGCTTTGTGAAAGGTGTGCCTACGCACCTGTTTCCGGCAGGCTCTATCGGCATGATGTTCGCCCTGACGGACGATGATGCCACCCGCATCTACCTCTACCAGTGGAGCAACCGTGGGGAGGATCGCATCCAGTCCGCATGGAACTACTGGGACATGCCTGGGTGTGATGGCATCTCGTGGGTCGGAACAAGCGGCTCGGAGATCAAGATGCTGGTTCGCCACGGCACCAAGACCTCCTTGGAGACCATGGAGGCCTCCTACGAGGGTGACGAGGATGGTGTCATCCCGCTCCGTGCGGATCACCGCCTGAACGAGGTGGACCTGGCCCCAAGTGCTCCAACCAATGGTGTCATGACGGTGGACCTTCCGTGGTCCCTGAGTGCTGCCCAGAAGGAGAACTTCGTGGTCTACGAGCGTGTGGACGACGATGAGACCGGGGAGCAGCGGGGCCGCATCCTCCCGCACACCTGGACGAGCGGCACCCAGTTCACCATCCGGACCGAGAACGAGGACATAAGGTTCTTCGCAGGGCACATCCCCGTTGCCGAGAGGGAGCCTGGGACACTCTACGTCATGGGCCGAGAGGGTACCGAGATGACGGACAACGTGCTTGTCCAGCATTTGGCGGTCTACCACACGAACTCCACGGCATACGAGCTGGTCATCCGTACCGAGGACAGGCCTGGTGAAGAGATCATCAGCCGGTTCTCTGCACGGAAGATCGGGGACCCTGCAATCCTGAACTCCAGGACGGTCGCCGAGAAGGCCGGGGTGAGTGGATGGTTCAAGGTTGGCTACGACGCTGGCAAGGCCACCCTCCTCCTGAGGAACAGGGAAATCTACCCGTCCTCCTGGGAAGCCATGAAGTACATCTACAGAGCGGAGATGCGAGCGCCATGATCGAAGTCAGGGAACCCACCCTAGCAGACCTGAAGCTGGCCAATAAGGACATCCGGGATGCTGATCGGCGGGAGTGGTACGCTGGGACCGGGATGCGGTTCCGGAGGGCCTCCATCAAGGCCATCAAGGGCGGGGGCATCAAGCGGGTGGCCCTGGAGGACGGCGTACCGCTGTGCTTCTGGGGCTGCGACGGGGGCGTGGCCTGGATGTTCGTGAGCAACGCGGCATACCGCAAAGCTACCAAACTACACAGGATACTCCACAAGCACCTGGACGAGCTGCACGAAGCCTATGGGCCTATCAACGCCTACGCCGATGCGCGGAACGTGGTGCATCACCGTTGGATGGAGTGGCTCGGGATGGAGCGCCGGGAGACATACCTACTCGGCCCTTTCCGCATGCCGTTCATTCACTTCTACAAGGAGAAATAGCCCATGTGCGTTGGACTTGGAGCCATCGTTGGAGCCGCCCTCAGTGTGGCCCAGGCGGTCGTGTCCTTCTCGGCAGCTCAAGACGAGTACGAGCAGAAGGCCGAACAGTGGCGGCAGAACTACACCAACTCCCTGGCAGCGGGTCGTGATGATCAGCGTCAGATCACCCTGAGGATGACCCAGGAGGAGGAGGCGAAGTCTCAGAAGACCACCCAGAACAGGATCGAAGGGGCGGAGGTATCTGCTGAGGCAGAAGTCTCGGCGGCTGCGGCAGGCCTCTCTGGCATCTCCCTGGACAACATCATGACCGGGATCACCCGGAAGGTTGCCATGAAGCAGGCGGCTGATGAGGCCACCTACCAGAACACGGCGGCGCAGCTCACCACCCAGCTGGAAGCCACAAACACCTCCATCCAGAACCGCATCAACTCGGTCCAGAGGCCGACAGCGCCTGACCCCCTCGGGTACGTCCTGAAGGGCATCGGCGGGGCACTCGGGAAATTCGACTAGGAGGGCCTAATGGCCAGACAGAAAGTACGCGACATCTCCCCAGCGAGGGACATACGTCCGGCAGCGGCCCCGGTGAGCACATACGTCCGGCCAGCTGAGCCTGGGCGGTCTCCCCTGCGGGATGTGGCCGAGGGTTTGGCTGCGTTTGACAGTGGCCTAAGTGGCTTCCTGAAGAAGCGCCAGGCGAAGATGGACGACGCCGACAAGGTGCGTGGAGCTGCGGCCTTCTACAAGGCCAACCAGGCGGGATACGCAGAGGCGGTTGCCCAGGGTCTGATCCCAGCGAACAGCAGCCCGGTCTTCATGCAGTCCTACAAGGCCCAGCAGGGTAACTTGGCTGGCATCCGGCTTCGGGAGAGCTTCAATCAATCCTACCTCACCTGGGAGGGGCGGAACAGTAACGACCCGGAGCAGTTCCAGACCTTCTTGTCCACCTTCATGGCCGAGAACATCAAGACGGATGACCCTGATGTGCTCCGGGGGCTGACACCCCACCTGGAGACCCTGACAAGCGATGCAATGACCGTCTGGAGCAAGGAGGCGGCGGCTTCTGTGGAGCAAGGCTCCCTGAACACCCGTGGCGCTGTTGCCGGTGAGACAATCGACTATGCCGATGCGACGGGCCTCTCCTCTGAGCAGGGCACCGACTATGAGTCCCTCTGGAGCGACCTGCTGGCCCAACGCGAAGAGGCCCTCAAGGCGGGCCACCGGTCAGAGGACTACGACAAGGTTCTCGTGGACACCATCGCGGACAAGGCGGTGGAGATCGCCGATCCTCAGCTGCTGATGCTCCTGGACCGCAAGCTCCCAGGCTCCGATGTGAAGCTGTCCTCCCTGCCTGACTTCCGGGACCGCAAGGCCCAGGCGATGTCAGCCTTGGAGACCCTCAACAACAAGAGGCAGACGGCTCGGGACAAGGCGCAGCTGGAGGCCGACAAGAAGGCCGAGGACGCGGCGGTGCTCTCCGTGATGAACGAGGTTGCTGCCAACCCTCTTGCTGAGATCAGCGAGGAGCAGATCAAGGAGTGGGAGAAGTATGACCCGATGGCCCGCAAGAAGCTCTCGGACATGCGCAAGTCGATGCTGGAGGCCACCTCTATGGAGGACCCGCAGGACCTCATCACGGTCGAGCGGATGATCCAGGGCGGGGCCACCTTGAACGACATCATGGAGCTGGCGCGGGACGGAGTGATCCGGGACCCCCAGACCCTGAAGGCCGCGCTGGATCGCGTCGAGAAGAGGCGCAAGGCTGTGCGAGAGGGTGATGGCATCCTCAGCACCCAGACCGCCAAGCGGGTCACCTCAACGATCCGGGAGCGGACACTCCCAGACGACCTCACCAGCATGTTCGACCCAGGAGGCACGACCGACGAGGGCCTGGAGGCAATCCGGGACTTCGAGGAGATGCTCATGGAGTGGGAGACGGCGAACCCCCACGCCACCCTCATCGACCGGGAGAACTTCATCAACGACACCGGGGAGCTGATCCTGAAGCGCATCAACGTCGAGGAGCGGAACTACACGTCACCAGAGGACGCCGCCCAGATGCGCCAGCAGGAGGCCGACCAGCAGTCCCAGGCGCGTGTTGGGCAGGAAGACGCCGCAATGGCCCAGCCGGTGCAGCCCATGGCCGATCAGCAGGAGGCCGAGGCGGAGTCACGCAGGCAGTCCTTCAGGGAGGCCATGGAGATCGACGCAGGCATCAGCCGCCCAAGGGAGGCAGACACCGAGGCCTACAAGGAGTGGGCCGAGAAGGAGACGGAGCGCATCTACGCGGGGGATCAACCCCCAAGTCTCGATGAGATGGATGCGAGCTACAGACGCAACCTGGAACAGGCCGCAGAGCGGCGTGGAATGCAACCTGAGGAGTTCAATATGGAAATCTGGAAGTCGCTGAAGAAGATGCTCGGCATCGAGTCCGAGGAGCCTGCCGGTGCAACAGCACCTGATGGAACCCCCGTGGACAACTCCAGCTTCAACCCCGACGCTGCCTCAGAGGAGATCGGCTCGGCCATCGACACTGCGGTGGACGCTGGTGCCGCTCGGAGGGCCACAGGTGCCGCCGGTGCCGCTGCCCCGGTGCTCGACCTGATCGGACGGACCGAGGGTACTGACAAGGGCCGAGGTTACAACGAGACCCTCAGCTACGGAGCCTACACGGGCGGAGATGTGAACCTGGTGGGGATGACCCTCGGGGAGATCGACAAGCTCCAGACAGACATGCTCCGCCATCCGGACAACAACTGGAACTCCTCGGCCATCGGGCGGTACCAGATCGTCCGCACCACCCTCCGCAAGATCAAGAAGCAGATGGGCCTGAAGGATGACGTGAAGTTCACCCCTGAAGTCCAGGACCAGATGGCGATGCATCTCCTCAAGGGCCGTGGGCTGGACAAGTGGATGTCCGGGAAGATGTCCGACAAGGCCTTCATCACCAACCTGTCCCGCGAGTGGGCCTCCCTGCCGAAGAGCAGCGGCGGGGGCTACTACAAGGGTCAGCGGGCAGCAGTCGATCCGGCAACCGTCCTCTCGGCCCTCCAGGCGTACAAGAGCGGCAAAGGTGGGGAGGCGTTCGACGCCCTCCTCAAGCCCCCGGCAGCATACGCCAACATCCCCGCCGATGAGGTCGAGCGGTTCGTGGCTTGGAACTCGGACCCTGTGGCCAACCACGAGGAGAACCTGAAGTCGATTGACACGACCCTGGCTGACGTGGTGCGTCGTGCCCAGGAGCTGTCCAAGGTCAAGTTCGTGGTCGGCTCCGGGAAGCGCGGCAAGGACCTCCAGAAGAAGGCCGTCGAGTGGGGATGGTCCAAGACGATGAACAGTGACCACCTCCACGGAGGCGCGGTGGACCTGTGGCCTCTGGACGAGAACGGTGCCGTGAAGTTCACCAAGTCCCAGCAGCTGGAGATCGTCAAGGCGATGAAGGCGGCGGCAAAGGAGAAGGGGGTAACCCTGGACATCGGTGCCGAGTGGAAGAGCTTCAAGGACCTGCCGCACTTCGCCGTCAAGGGCGGAGCTTCGGCCTAACACTACCGAACTACACACAATGAGGTGAGAAATGGACGACCTGTTCAATAAGGCCGTGGCAGATGTTGACAGCCGTCTCGGACTCCAGACGGTGCCCGATGCTGGTACCCCTGAAGCACCTCCGGAAGAGGAGGCCTCCGGTGGAATGCTGGATACCATCGGGGGCCTGGCCAAGCAGTCACTGACCGGGGCTTATGACCTCTGGCAGTCTGCTGGGGCTGGCATCGCAAAGGCGGGCTTCGAGACCAAGGACCTGGTGCTCGGTGAGCCTACTGAGGATGAGAAGTCCGGCATCCGCAAGGAGGTCGAGGCGGCTTCAGCCATGCGGCGCGAGAAGTCTACGGCCAATGGGGTTGTGGAGAGTGTCTCGCAGTTCGCCACCGGCATGCTCGGGGTTGGGAAGCTTGCTGCACCCATCAAGGGCGTCGCCAAGCTGAAGGCAGCGGGCAAGGCCGGTAGGTTCGCCTACGAGTCCCTCCGAGGTGCAACGGCTGCGGCGGTGGTGATCGACCCCCACGAGGAGCGGTTGTCCAACCTGATCCAAGAGTTCGACATCCTGGAGAACCCCGTCACGGAGTTCCTCGCTGCCAGCCCCGATGATAGCGCGGCGATGGGCCGCTTCAAGAACGCCCTGGAGGGCATCGGGTTTGACTTGGCACTGGCCGGTACGTTCGCTGCTGGTGTCAAGGCCGTGAAGCTCTACCGAGGTGGCCAGGCCGACGAGGCGATCAAGGTCCTGAAGAAGGCCGAGAAAGGTGTCACCCCTGCTGAGCCTAAGGTGGCCGGGAAGGCTGGGGAGGTCTTACAGATTGACGAGGTGGCCGAGGCTGAGGCCAAGGCCTCTTCAACCACCAACACGGTGGCCAAGGAGATACCGGCCAAGGAGGCAACTCCTCGGTGGGACCCGGCAGTCAAGGTCAGCGAGATCGACGCGGAGACCATCATCAAGGACTTCGAGGCCGAAGAGAAGGTCCTCAGGGAGTTCGGTAGCCGGGAGGAGGCCCTCAAGGCTGGTGTGCGGGTACCCCGCGCAAATGTTCCGTGGCAGAAGATCGGAGGCTCCGAGGACCTCCAGGCCCTGGTGTCAAACACCTCCAAGGTGCTCCGCCAGCAGATGGACGCCGCCAAGGGCGGTTCCGTGCTGAGTGACGCCAAGGTCCGCGACATGGTGACCAGTACGGCTGAGATGTTCGGCGACGATCCGGCACTCCTGATGGGACACCTTGCGAAGTCCGGAGACCAGGCCAAGAGCATGGTTGCCGACATGGAGGCCTCCTACATCATCTCACGCCGCCTGTTCGAGGATGCCCACGATGCCGCCCTCAAGACCCGTATGGGGATGCTGGACGAGCTTGGTGGTTCCCTGGAGACGGCCCAGGCCGAGGTCCTGAAGCGGTTCCAGGCGGCGGCTGACATGCTGGCTGCTGGTAACTCCATGAGGGCCAGTGCCGGTAGGTCGCTTCGGCGTCTGCGGTCTGACTTCGCCATCACGCCCGAGGATGTGGCCCAGTTCAGCAAGCTCCCGAAGGAGCAGCTCACAGAGGTCCTGTACCGTACCGGTGGGGACCTGAAGAAGCTCAAGCAGGCTGCGAACCCTGCATGGCAGCGGAGGGTGCTGGATGAGGCTACCTTCGCCCTGACGAACAACCTGCTGTGGTTCTACCCGACCCACCTGGTGAACACGACGACCAACTTCTACATGCTGGCAGCACGACCAACTGAGAAGCTCCTGGGGTCGATGGCGCTGGGCAAGGGCGGCTCAGCTGTCCGCAGACAGGCCCTGAAGGAATATGCCTACATGACAAACTCCCTCGGGGACGCTTGGCATGGCATGGTGGAAGCCTTCAAGCGGGGCGACAGCCTTCTCAGCCCCCACCACGATGAGTTCTTCGAGCAAGGCTCACGGGTGAACGCTGGGCCGCTCCCCTGGAGGCCGGTCAACGATGTGTGGGACCTGTTCCACAACGCCTACATGTCGGCGAACTACCGGACCATTGTGGGCCTGCCCACCAGGTCTCTCGGTGCGGTTGATGAGTTCGTCAAGACCCTTCGCTACCGTGCGGTTGTCCAGGCGAGGGCCGCAGTGGGAGCTACCGAGGCGGGTATCCCGGAGAAGGACCTGGCGAAGTACATCCAGGGGAAGCTGACAGAGGCTTTCACCCCAGATGGCCGGGGGCTTGACAGCCAGGCGATCACCGAGGCCCAGATCAGCACCTTCCAACAGGAACTCCTCTCAGGGACTGCGGGTGCTGCCGTCCGGAACTTCCGCCACAACTACCCGGTGACAGCCTTGGTGCTGCCGTTCGTGAAGACCCCGGTGAACGTCCTCCGGTACGCCTGGAAGATGACACCAGGCCTTAACATGCTCCAGACGGAGTACCGGCAGATGCTGAAGGGTGCCCTCGGTCCGGAAGCCCAGGCCCAGGCGGTCGGGCAGATGGCCCTCGGGTCCACCTTCATGGCGATGGCTGCGGGTCTAGCTGCCTCCGGTCGCATCACTGGTGGTGGTCCTGCCGATCCACAGCTTCGCAAACAGCTGACTGGCTCCGGGTGGCAACCATACAGCTTCGTGATCGAGAACGGGGATGGTTCCAAGACATACGTCCCCATTGGACGCTTCGACCCTGTTGGTATGCCCTTCGGCATGGTGGCCGACATCGTGGACATGCAGATCACCCACCCGAACTCCAGGGAAGCCGAGAAGGGGATGATGGCCGTGGGCGTTGCGCTCGCCAAGGCGTTCTCCGAGAAGACCTTCCTGTTGAACGTTAACGGGCTGCTTCGGGCGATCACCGAACCGGAGAACAACCTAGGGAAGTGGGCAGGGAACCTTGCGGGTAACGTGCTGGTCCCTGGGTCCTCCGCCGTGAGGAACTACGCCAACTCTGACCCGTATGTGCGTGACGCCAGAGGCTTCCTTGACAACGCCATGAAGGGCCTTCCTGGGTACTCGGAGACTATCCCACCCGCGAGGGATGCATTCGGTGAACCTCTCTGGCGGAAGCGGAGCCTCTCCACCAACCAGGACCTGGACCTCGTGGAGGCCGAGCACAGCCGCATCATCATGGAGACCGGCTTCGGGGTTCGTCCTCCAGCTGCCTCCAGGAATGGGCTGGACCTGCGGGATGTCACCCTGTCCGATGGGAAGAACGCCTACGATGTCTACCAGCAGCTCTCGGGCGAGCCTGGTCGCGGGAAGACCCTGAAGGAGTCCCTGGCCAAGCTCATCCAGAGCGACGGCTACCAGAGCCTGGTGGACGGACCATCAGACGTGAAGGGCACCAAGCTCTCCGCGATCAGCACCGTGGTCGGCAAGTACCGGGCGAACGCATTCAAGATGCTCCTCAAGACATACCCCGAGTTCCGACAGCAGGTGGCGCAGAGACAGCTCCAGGTGAAGTCGGAGGTCAGCGCCAAACGTGAAGCCCAGAAGGGAGCAGGAGGTGGAGGCGTCGAGACGCTCCTCAAGTCCCTGGGGTATTAACTCAACCACACTAGGAGGGCCGCATGGCTTTCAGTTTCAATACCGTAGGCTCCAAGGCGGCGGGGGATACCATCTCCGTCCCCTTTCCCTACACCAGCAAGGATGACGTTTACGTTCTCGTGGACGGGGAGGAGGTCAGCAGCACCCTCTACTCGTGGTCCTCCGGCTCCACCCTGCTGTGCCTTTCTGGGTTCCCTGAGGGTACAACTACTCGGGTGGAGAGGAGGTCGTCTGCGGCAAGCCTCCCATCCGAGCAGCAGGGTACCGGCACCTTCGACTACAATGGGGCAAACCGCAACGACAAGCACCTGATGTTCATCGCCCAGGAGCGGGTGGACCTTGAGGACACTGTTATAGCCTCGGCGGCACAGGTGTCTACTGACCTAGTTAACACCTCCGAGAAGGCTGATGAGGCGGTGGATGCCGCAGCTGCTGCAACCGCCAAGGCAGGAGAGGCGGCATCTTCTGCCAGTGACGCGGCAGGCTCAGCGAGTACAGCCTCAGCTGCTGCAAGTACGGCCACCACTAAGGCATCCGAGGCGGCAGGCTCAGCGAGTACAGCCTCAGCTGCTGCAAGTACGGCCACCACTAAGGCTGCGGAAGCTGCGGAGGACGCTGCAAACCTGGGAGCTGCTCTGGCTGCATTCGAGGACTACATGTTCCTCGCCGACTGGGGGTCAATCACAGAGACACCTGGAACAACAACTGATTATGGAGACCTCAGCGCATGAGTACCCGCATTCAACGACGCGGTGGAACGACCGCAGAACACTCGACGTTCACGGGGGCCAACAGAGAGCTTACCATTGACACCACGAAGCACACTGCGGTGGTACATGACGGGTCCACGGTGGGAGGACACCCGCTGGCCAAGTCCTCGGAACTTACCACCGGTCTGGCTGGAAAGGCCAACACCAGTCATACCCACAGCATCGCCAACGTGACCGACCTCCAGACGTCCCTGAATGCGAAACTAGCACTGGATGGTTCGAACATCGGGGAGGGTGCTGGTACTCTCCTTACGGCCCTAGGTTTCTCGGGTTTTGTCCAGACGGTGCTTGACGACTCGGACGCGGCTACGGTGCGGGGGACCTTGGGACTATCCTACGCCAGTCAGACAGAGATGGAGGCAGCATCTTCAACCTCCAAGGTGGTGTCTCCGGGGGTGCAACACCACCACCCGAGTGCGGCCAAGGGGTGGGTCACCTTCAGCGGGGTGACTGCTGCCTCAATTCTTACGTCCTACAACGTGTCTAGCGTAACTCGGACCACCGCAGGCGGATACCAGGTTGCCTGGGACACCGACTTCTCCACGGCGAACTACTGCTGTAACGCCACGTCCTTCCAGCCGGAAACAAACATCGGCACCATGGAGGTGGGAACTACCAACGTAGACACCAGAAACTCTTCTGGCACCTTGGCGGATGCTGGGCGTGTATGTGTCATGGCATTCGGAGATCACTGATGAAGGTTTTCAAATTTAACTATGGTGAGCATGTGGGCTGCGTCTGCACCCCTAACTATGGGGCGCGGAAGGTGCGAATAGTGGGGGGCGATGAGCTACCCCTCTATGAGATTTACCGGGGAGAGGACCCAATCGGTTACGTCCAGGGCAGTCCACAGGTGTCATGGTCCGAGAGCGAGGATGACTTTCTTACACGTATCCGCCAGAAGGACATACCCGAAGGGGCCACGGGCGTAACCATAGAGGAGCTTTCGGATGTCGGAAACTGACCTGGACCCGAATACCTCCCTTATCAATCTGTGAGGACTCTACCACATGGCACACCATGACGATGACGATGACGACTTCTATGCGTCCGACAACGTGAGGGACATGAAGTCCCCTGGGGCGGGCCATAACCGGGGGGAGAGCGAGGAGGATGCCTTCGAGGGCCTGGCGTTTGAGGACCTGATGCGTGAGGCCCGGATGATCCTTTTCAAGGACCTTCTCAGGGCCGTCAACGAGGGCCAAGCGACCCCCCAAGAAAAGAACACCCTGAGGCAGATGCTGAAGGACAATGGAATGACTGCTGGAGACCCGAACGATGGCGCTGGGAAAGACGACGAGAAACCCAAACGGGACCTCCCCTCATACCCAGACCCAGAGTACCGCTGAGGCATTTGGCCGTGAGGACATCAGCCGGGAGATCAGCATCTTGCGTGGCCAGAACACACGGACCCTGAAGCGCCTGGAGCGGCTCAACGCTGCGTTCGATGCCCTGGAGGTGGTCGCAGAGAACCAGGAAGAGGTCTCCGAGCAGGAGCCAAGGCCTGGACTGCTGAAGCGCGTCCTGAGGCTGCTGTGGCCGAAAGAGAGGCAAAATGACTGGAACGACTGAGAAGCCGGAAGTCTCCGAGCTGGACATGAAGCTCTACGCCGGGATCGAGGTGGTCCGATCACAACAGTCCGAGATCACCCGCCGCCTGGGAAAGCTGGAAGAGCGCATCGAGAAGTTCATGGTGGACCCGGCCAGGGTGGAAGACCTGGAGTCATGGCGGGTGGAGGTGGAAGCCCCAACGCCGTGGAAGGCCTACGTCATGCAGGCCATGATGTGGGGTGTCGGGATAACCATCCTCGCCGCCGTGGGTAGACTTGTTGGAGTGGAGGTGGCGTGGTGAAGACCAAGATCGTAAACCTGTTTGCTGGCCCTGGAGCCGGGAAGAGCACCACCGCCGCAGGGCTGTTCCACGCCAAGAAGATGCTTGGGGAGTCCGTCGAGCTGGTCACCGAGTTCGCCAAGGACCTGACCTACGATGGGCACACCCGTGGCCTCGGAAATCAGCTGACCATTCTGGGCGAGCAGTTCAACCGCCTGTGGCGTCTCAACGGCCAGGTGGAGTGGGTGATCACCGACAGTCCCCTCCCTCTGGGCATCCTCTACTCGGAGGGTCCGTTCTCGAAGGCGTGGTTCACCGGGGCGGTGCTTGGGGCGTTCGAGTCCTTCGACAACCGGAACTTCTACATCCGCCGCAAGAAGGCCTACGTCCCCGAGGGCCGCAACCAGACGGAACAGGTGGCCATCCAGGTGGATCGAAGGGTTCACGGCCTGCTGGACGCCATGGCTATGCCCTACCGCGTGGTCGATGGGGACGAGGCGGCTGTCACCCTGATCATGGCGGAGCTTGGGAATGGCTGATGGGCTGGAGTTAATAGCCCGCCGAGTCATCGCCACGTCTATCGCCTACTACGGCCTCGATGTCTCCCTCGTGGAGGACACGGAGTTCGACCAGTGGTGCAAGCGGCTCCACGATGAGTGGGACGATCTTCAGGAGGCCACCCAGTGGAAGCTGGGGACGCCAGAGGAGGTTCGGGCCTCAGGGTATCACATCAAGATCAGGCAGCGTGACTTGCTGGGCACCAGGGCGTGGGTCCGCGAGAAGGGCCTGCTTCGGTACGGCGTTGTGTCTGACCCGAAGAGGTGGCTCCCTGTGCCGAAGAGCATTCTGGGGGAGGGACTGAAGTCCTCTCCTCAATCCCAGACCAACTTCATGACCCACCGCTGGTCCACCGTGGACAACGTGCAGTGGGACTACAAGGAGACGATACAATGACCGAAGAGAAGACTGTCACGATCACCCAGTCGGAATACGAAAGCCTCTTGGATGCCTCCAGGTGGAAGCTCGCCCTTGAGAGCGGCGGCGTGGATAACTGGGAGGGGTACTACGAGAGCCTCAGGGCGGGCGGCTACTTCGATGAGGACGAGGAATGAGCTTCGTCGTCAAGGACCCAAAGAGCGGCCTGTATCTGGCTGGCAGAGACCTGCACCTGGAGGAAGACCTTCAGAAGGCCCGCGTTTTCCAACGCCAGGCAGATGCCAAGAACTCCCTCAAGAGGAAGTACCAGAGGGCGATCCCAGGTGAGATCGTTGAGGTCCGCCTTTATGAGGTGCCGGACGACATGATCCTGGACGCCTTGGAGCGACATGGATGACTGAGCGCCCTATCCTCATTGACCCCCTGAAGTCCCCAAAGGCTTCCCCGCGTCTGGACCCTACCACATCACACACGAAGCCCCTCCACTGGGCGAAGGTCGTTTATGGGGACCCCCTGAAGGACGACTTCCGGGTCATGCTGACGTTGATCTGGCGGCACCTGGGTCTTCCCGACCCGACGCCCCTCCAGTTGGACATCGCGTGGTACATTCAGCACCATGGGTGGAATGGCGAGGTGGACCGCCTCATCATCATGGGCTTCCGTGGTGTTGCCAAGTCGTGGATCACCGGGGCCTACGCCCTGTGGATCATCTACCGGAACCCGCAGCTGAAGGTCGGCGTCTTCTCAGGCTCTGGCCGTCGAGCCGTCAACTTCGTGACTTGGTGTCTTCTCCTCATCCGGGAGGTTCCAGAGTTCAAGCACCTGATGCCGAGGCCCCACCAGAGGTCCTCCTCCCAGAACTTCGACGTTGGGCCTGCCACCCCTGACCAGACCCCGAGCATCTTTGCGGCGGGTATCACCGGCCAGGTGGTTGGCTTCCGAGCCGATGTCATCGTAGGGGATGACGTGGAGACCAACAAGAACTCCATGACGCCCGACATGCGCGAGAAGGTTTCGGATGGTGTCCGAGAGTTCGACGCGATCATCAAGCCGGGTGGGCAGATCATCTTCCTGGGAACGCCTCAGACCGAGGCCTCGATCTACAACTCCCTGGCCAAGAAGGGCTACGCGGTTGTCATCTGGCCCGCCAGGTACCCTGGGAGGAAGCTGAGGCGCATCTACGGCAACCGGCTGGCACCCTTCATCACCCACAAGGTGGAGAGGGACCCGACGCTGGTGGGCCACTCGACCGAGCCTGGCCGCTTCTCGGATGACGACCTCGCCGCCCGTGAGAGATCATGGGGTAAGGCAGGCTTCGCCCTCCAGTACATGCTGGACACCAGCCTGTCCGATGTGGACCGCTATCCGCTCAAGCTGCGTGACCTGATCGTCATGCCGCTGGACATCCGCACTGGGCCGGACATGGTTGCCTGGGGCACCGGGGACCACCTGAAGGTCCGCGAGGTGGACGCCGTGTGCTTCGACGGGGATGGTCTCTATGGCCCATCCAACGAGTGCAAGACGTTCACGAAGTACCAGCAGGTGGTTGGCTTCATCGACCCATCTGGTAAGGGTGCTGACGAGGCTTCGCTCACTATCGTGGCCCTGCTCCACTCCACCGTGTTCGTCCTCTACCAGGGCGGCTGGCAGGATGGTTACGCCGATGACACCCTTAAGGACATGGCAAAGGCCTGCGTGAAGTATGGCGTCCGCAAGCTCCGCATCGAGGAGGACTTCGGGCAGGGCATGTACGCCCAGCTCCTGAAGCCGGTCCTGAAGAAGGCCTGGGATGCAGCCAACCGGAAGCGCAGCCGGGACGACCAGGGAGCCACCTCCGTGGAGACCGAACGGGCCACCAAGGTCCAGAAGGAGCTTCGCATCCTGGAGGTCCTGGAGCCTGCCTTTTCGTCGCACCGGGTCGTGATCGGTCTGGATGTTCTTCTCGATGACGCCTCCCAGGTTGAGCGGCGAGACGGAAGCGATCTGGCTGACCGCTACAGCCTCATGTACCAGATCACACGGCTGGCCAGGGAGAGAGACTGCCTGACGCACGATGACCGCGTAGAGGGCCTCTCTGGCGCTGTGAGAATGTTCCTGGACCACCTGGGGCTTTCCCCTCAGGATCAGGCCGACGAGGAGGCTGAGAGACGGCTTGAGGAGTGGCTTGAGGAGATGGAACGCCAGGCTGATGACATGCGGGGCGAAAGCCGCCAGCGTGGCCCGAAGCTCCGGGGGAAACTCCGGTCAGGATCGGCCAGAAGACGGTAATCGTTACGGATACGGAATGATCGGAAGTTATCCACCGTATATATACTCCCGGTGTCCATTAGGTATATACATAGAGATAAGGAGAGGGGGAGACCATCATCCCCTCTCCACTTGGTGTGTACCTTTCTGTATCTTCCCTTAGTGCTTAAAGTGACTGCTTTAGGTAGTACCCTCCAGGTATAGAGGGGAAGAGGAGTAGACCTCCCCTCTCCCTTAAGTCTATGCTGAAAGTGACTGCCTAATGATCCTCATCCTGCTCGTGTTCTGGCTCCGATCCCGGAAGGCTCCCAGGGGTGGCTTACGTGAAGTCTCCATTAAACGTGACGACTCGACGCTTTCCCCCCTCTACCCCCCTCAAGTTCCCCAAATGATCGCCTTCTGTTCCCCTACTGTTCCCATTAGGTGAGGTGGGGGGGCAGGGTATGGAATGCCACAAGGCTGGCCTAACCCATTGAAAACATTAGGCTTCGTAGTTGATTAGGTATCAACCGCATGTGCCACAAGACCGCCAAGAGTGTTGCATAAAAGACACACCCTCTCTATATCCTATCAGTATGCTTTTCCAGTCACATTGCGCATGGAAGTTGGCACGGGTCTTGCTACGCGCCTAGGCGTGTTCCTCTAGCCCCCTTGAAGTCATTCCATTAGGTTCCCCTAAAGTATGCTTACCAGGTAGACACCCTAGGCGGGCATGAGGTGGTAATGGGGTGGGCATGAGGTGGGGCCTAGCTGGTACCTATCAGGGGGCCATGGGGGTTGTATGGGATACTCTAGGTTGTACCAATATGCACACAATGTGGAGTGTGAGAGGGTAATATCACCTAATGTCGTCTTCAGGGGCATTTTTATTGCCCATTAAAACAGTCACTTAGAGCCTATCAGCAAGAAAAGTGCATAATGCAATCTGTGGTATGTGGTAGGATCAATAGCGGTATGAGACCTTAGGTACATCGAAACGGACATGAGGTCACCAAGACCTAGCCGCTTCGGGGGGTTCCTTCGGGATACCCTATCACATTCCACACAATCCTCATGACAAGGGGAGCGTGTCGGGCCTTAGGGCCTAAGACGGTACAGGGAAGCGTGGGAGCTTCTAGCGGGCTAAGCCTTGAGGGACCTAAGAACCCCTCATGTGATCCTCGCAAGCCAACCCCACGTCATAGAGCGCCAAGCAAGAAGCTCTGCCCCGCATGTGTGAAGAGCGCATGTGAAAGACGGACCTTAGGTGGCACGGCGCGGAACGCGCATAGGTGAGACGATATACCCTAAGGAACGAATAAGGCGAACTAGTCGGCAAGCTTGGTAGCTTGTCCTTGAAGAGGAACCACGAAACTAGGAGTAGCACACCATGACCGACATGAACCTTGTGGAGCGTATGGTGAAGGCCGACGCGGATGCGGCGACAGCTGCGGAGAATAGCCTCGTGGTTGGACAACCCTTCAAGGGGTGCCGTGGTATCTGCGAGGACCTAGGTCTGACGCTGACCGGAGGCGAGGACCCTGAGGGTGATGCGGTCTACAATGTGGCATCCTCTGCGGCGTATCGTAGGTTCAACCTCTACGCTATCTATCTGGATGACAAAGGTATCATCACGGCATGCATGATTAAGGACGGGTCTGCTGAGTAGCGGCCCAACCCTATCACATTCCACACTCCCAACCTAGAGGAGCACACCTCATGACCATAAAGTATCGCATCACGTCCAACCACGCGGCCACGCTTGCCAACATCTGCATGGTGGCTGGGGAGAAGTTTGAGGCCAACGCTAAGGCTCTCGATGAGCACTCCAAGTCGGACCCTGTAGAGGGCCAGATGATTACACCGGGAGCAGCTGCGAGGTTGCGTGACCAGTTCAGCTATCAGGCGGCGCAGGCGCAGCACCTTGTGCAGGTCTTTCAGGCCTTCGATGGGTCTGGGGTCTTGGAGGTCGATGAGGGGATGATCGAAGACATCGCCGCGCTTGGGGGCAATGGGTCTTGACAAGCTAACACCACCACATTACACACTATACCACGAAGCACACAAAGGAGCTTTGACCATGACACACATCAACACCATCAACTCCCAGCCCAACGCCTATGCTGGCGGGGTATGCGGCCACTCGACACCGGCAAGGTGGAATGACTGGGCGATCTTCTGCGTGGGGAACGATCCGTATCGAGAAGCGGGGTTCACAACGTGGGCGAACGGATGCGGCCTCAAGTTCAAATCGCTGATTGGCAGCTACAAGGGGCAACAGGAGCGGAGCTTCTTGGTCTCGATGGCCGACTACGAGCGGTGCATCAAGAACTCTGGATGGATCAAGCAGGAAGAGAGCGTCTTGCTCCTGAGGCCGCGCCGCAAGGACGATGGCACCTTGCTCAAGTGCTACGATGCACCCATCGACGCCTACCTTGTCTACGAGGGGGACCGCTCCGAGTGGATCGGCCTTTGGCAGGAGACCCATGAGGCCAACGCGAAGGCGGGCGAGGGGTGGACATACGATCCCCAGTTCGGGACTTGGTTCAACGTCTACCAGCCCCGCGCCGTGAACTAACCCTACCACACGACACACAAAGGAGGCCCACGCTATGGCCTATAGTCACGACATCGTGGCCCACAACTGGGCACATCAGACCGGCAAGAAGTGTCGGGGGTTCAACATGTTCTACGAAGGGGAGACCATCTACTCCTATGGGTACCACTTCCCCATCGCGAGGTTCTTCACGGCACCGAACGGGGAGCGCGTGGTGCTGGTCAACTCGGACCGATACTCGGTGAGCACCTCCAAGCACCAGACCATCGTGCGGAGAGCTTTAGGCTACGAGCGGGACGATTTGGTCTACGTGCCGATGCTCGGGCGAGGCAACTATCGGGACTGGATCACAAAGTTCGACAAGGACATCGAGACCATTGCTGGCCGATGGAAGCGGGCCAGGACCAACAAGGACATCTTTGCGGCTGCGATGCGCAACAATGTCGAGACCATCAACCGCATCATAGACCTGTGGCAGCTTGATGAGCCACACCGGGCAGTCCCTGAGGACATCAATGCATGGGTCGATGAGGCCCTGAAGAGACACGCGGAGGAGGCCGCAGCTAAGGACAAGGCCGACCGGGAGAAGATCAAGAAGTGGCTTAATGGGGAGGACGTTACTCCGCCCCATACGCGGACACCCTATGTGCGGGTGATGCCGTCAGCACGGGTGGCCGAATACGAGGTGCAGACCTCATGGGGCGTCAAGGTCCCTCTGGCCGATGCCATGAAGCTCTACCGGATGGCTGGCCTTGTGCGGATCATCGGGAAGACTTGGAGACCCTCCAAGCGGCACCAGATCGGCGGATGGCCGGTTGACCACATCGCAGCCGATGGGACACTCAAGGCCGGGTGCCATGTGATCCCCTTCAAGGTCCAGCAAGAGGCGGCGCGGCTGGCCGGACTGGATGCTACCACATTCCACATCAACCATACGAACCAGATGGAGGCCGCGTGATGGCTGAAGATGACACGCTACTGGTACGGCTGAACAGGCTGGCCTTTGAGCAGCAGCGCATGGGTAACATCGACGGCTTCTCGACAGCAGGGCCGGACACCACAGGCTTCACCGTGTCAATCTGGGAGAGCCGTGGTGGGGAGCACAGCCTGACGGAGATACGTGCGGACAGCGAGGACGAGGCCGTCAAGCTGGCTGGTCTGGCCATGAGGCTCAATCCGAATGTCAACGTGTCGGTGATGCGGCGGGAGGTTATTACCATCCGGCCCACACCTAAGGGCACGGAGGGCTTGGGATGAGACCAGCACCCACCACCCAAGCCGGTCAAGGCGACCATATCACCACCATCGAAGGCTTCCACAAGTCAGCCGATGAGGCCGCAATGAGGGCCTACAGGCACCGGAAGGCCAGCGATTGGTCGATCCTCGGGATCACGGTCCTTGTGACGGTCATCGTGGCTGTCATTGCGTTGGCGTGAATGGACCCTACCACAAGGCACACTAACACGAGCCAGAAGGAGATACGAAGATGTCCACCTACGAAAACGGGATTGTCCTGAAGCAGGAACTGTTCAACTGCTGCACGGACTGCAAGGAGCCGGACTGGTCACAGTTTGATGCCCTTGAGATCGACGGCTGCATTGACGATGGGGAGGGCAATACGACCCCAGGCTATCACCGGGACCTTGCTGAGTTCTTCACGGTCTATGGACACCTGAAGGTCGGAGGGGCGGAAGCCTTGGGGGACTTCGATACACTCGATGGTGCCACGGCTGCTGCCGCTGAGATGTCCACCATGTCCGGTGGCCTACCAGTTAACACGTTCTGCTGAGGCCCATCGCATGACCCACCAGCACCCACCGGAATACTACGCGGAGGCCGCACAGCTGGCCGAAGCATCACACCTCTGGAACATCGCAGAGGTCAACTGGAGGCTGGCCGCAGAGGCTACCTCACGCACACCCAACGGTGAGACTGCTACAGTCCACCATCTCACACCACACACAAAGGAGAATACCCATGTTTGACAACATCGAAACCGTTGCTGAAGTCCCGACCACAGGCGGCGGGGGGAAGGCGGGGGAGAGCAAGTACGACTTCTCGAAGTTCCCCAAGCCGGTCATCAACCCTGAGGACCCCTCGAAGAACGAGTACCCAAAGGCCTACGTCGAGGGCATCAAGAACTCGAAGTCCCTCGCATCGGCCAAGAAGAAGTACATCGAGCGGCTGGTCGAGGCTGGCACCAAGGAGAAGGACCTGCCCGAGTTCACCTTCCGCTCCAAGCGTGACGAGAAGACCGGCGACGTGCTCGGCTTCGAAGTCTACCGGATCAAGTAGGAGACAAGGCCATGATGCCACAGCAGCTTTCACGCCCACAGGCCCCCAAGAAGGGGTCCTTCTGGGCCGACGCGGCGAGCACGGTGGGATACGTCCCGCTGGACCCTGGGGACCACTCCAAGGGCTACATCGGGTCAGTCCGCAGGCTCGGCAAGCAATACAAGTGGACGGCCTGGACCCGCGTGGTGAAGCCGAACACGACGATGAAGGCGGAGCCGGTCTCGGGGTCGGCCACCAACAGCCGCCTGTCACGCAAGCTTTCCCAGGCTCTATGGGCCTTGCGGAAGAACTTCGATGGGTCGTTCAAGACGGGGGTTGACACCGCAAAGGACGATACCTAACTATATCACAAATCACACATTGTGTGGTATGGCGTAGAGATTACCCTTCGTCTCTGCCCCGTAGTTTCACCCGAAGGGCCAGCACAAAAGGAACGAAACATGAGCAAGAAGCACATCGCAATTCACAAGCATGGCGAAGACGGCGGGTTCCACATTGACGCCGAGACCGGCCTGATCACCACCCCCGCTGAAGAGCGTCCGGTGTGGTCCGAAGGCTTCGCTCGGGCGGACATGGCGGAGTACACACAGTGGTACAAGTCACGCCTCGGCGACAACGCACCGGAGCACCTCACGGCACCCGGCCTCCTCGAAGTCGGCATCCTTCAGTGGGACGGCGTGGACGCTGAAGGGGATCAGGTCGAGATCGACGCGAATGCGGAGACCCGTACCTCCCTCATGGCAGGCCTCCTCGGCATTTCCACCGATGCAGACGACTGGGAGCAGAAGGTCGATGGCCAGGTGGCGGGCGCTCTGGTGGACCACGACTACTCCACCCACCCCTCCACGGAGGCCTCCCTCGCCGAGGTCGAAGGGAAGGGCTTCGAGGATGTGGAGAAGAAGGCCGCAGAAGGTTGACCTAGGAAAGATTTCCTATACTCTCAAGGTCCAGGCGGAGTAACTGCCTGGGCCTGCTAACCAAGCCAGTGAGTGCATCATGAGGATACTAGGTTGGGAAATCTACTGGGAGAAATGGGACGCTACTAGGCCGCTCTGGGACTACCGGAGCTGGCAGCTGGCAAAAGAGGTTTTACCAACCGGTGGTTTTCTGGTATGGTGTGGACCTTGGCATCTTGCTATCTGCAAACTGTAGCCTATATAGGGTGAAGAAGAAGGCGCAACCCAGGGAGACAAAACAATGGTGAAAGCGCACCTTACCCACCCACTCAAAGGGTACTTCGAGGCCAACCGGACGATCATGGCTGAGAGAGAAGAGATACCATCGACAATCATCAACACCTTCCTTGGGGTCGTCATCTGGGGCGAGCATCAGGGAAGTAAGGGGGAGCCGCTCACACTGAAGGAGCTGTCCGAACGGGTGGGCCTCCCCTACACCACAGTGTCGCGGCACCTGCGATACCTCGGAGACTACGAGCGGACGGGCGTACCGGGCTTGGGCCTGGTCAGGACCGACATCTACCCGCTCAACCGCCGCCAGAAGGTGGCCACATTGACAGCCAAGGGAAAGGCCCTGGCGTCACGTCTGGAACACGCACTAGGAGGATGACCTCTTGCCCATACGTCAGCGATCCAACGGCTTCCAGGTGGAGGTCAACGATGCCTCCGCCCTTCCGAAGTTCCGCCGGATACGCACCCAGTGTGAAGGCACCAGGGAAGACGCTGTGGCCCTTGAGGCGTCCATACGGGAGTGTCTGAAGACCTACAAGAAGTGGCCCCTCGCAGAAGGGGACCAGCCGGTTCAAGACCCTAGGGCAGGCCGCAAGGTCGGAACCCTGAGGATAGCCGCGCAGTTGGCACTGGACACCCACTGGGTGGGCATGGCCTACGAGGTTACCACCAAGAAGGTCGTCTGGCCCATCGTCCGGTTCTTTGAGGACGTGCGGGGGGTCTACGACATTGACGACATCACATCGGAGGACCTGGATGCTTTCGTGGCCGACTGCCGGTCTCGGGGGAACACCTCGTCCACCATCAACAAGAACCTCTCGAACCTCTCGGTGATCAACACCGTGGCCCTGGAGCGGAAGCCCCCACTGACAGCCACGAAGCTGCCCATCAAGCGCCAGAGGGTCTCCCCCACGGAGAAGTGGTGGTTGAGGCCTGAGGACATGGAGCGGGCCACCAGGTGGTTGCGTGAGGAGCGGGGGGACCCGATCTTCGCGGACTTCATCGAGATCATCGTCAAGCAGGGCCTCCGGGTAGAGGAAGCCTTGAGGCTGGAGCCTCGGCACTTCACCGGACTGGACACGGAGGAGCCGTGGCTGCATGTGCCAGGCACCAAGACCAAACAGTCGGGAGACAGTATCCCCGTCTACCCGTGGGCCGTGGAGGTACTGAGGCGGAGCCTACAGCGGGCCAAGGTGCAGCGCCTGGAGAGGCTCTACCCCTACACCACCCGTCAAGCGTCAGACCGGTGGAATGAGGTGAGGGCCTTCTTGGGCGTCTCGCACATCAACACTGCCACATTACGCGCTTTGCGCCGGACCTTCGCGTACTATGCAAACACGGTCTACAAGATGCCCACTCGTACCCTCCAGCGGGTGTTGCGGCACAACAACATCACCACCACCGAGGGATACCTCCAGCTGCTGGGGACGGACGAGGTGGCACGGTCTAGGGAATACTTCACGGTGGAGGCACCGAGGAGAGGCGGCAAGTCGGCCTTGGCGGAGACCATCGAGGCTTACCGACAAAGCGGAGCGACACCTGAAGAGGTCGCCAGGTTCGTAAAGGAGATCATGCGATGAGTGATAAGGAGGTGTCCAGGTATAGCAGAGAGAGGAACTCCATGCAGCGGAAGCTCTTGGCGCGTATCCACGAGCTTGCCTACCAGAAGGCCTACGTGGAGGCCAGCGCAGACCCTAAGTGGAAGAGGTACCTGTATGGTATCTGCTACGGAACATCAGCCAGAAGGCTGCTTACAGGCGGAAAGGTTTAGAGATGAGCACCGAATACAAGATACACCAATTCTCGGGGAGTGACGCCCTCTACCTGGATGAGCACAGCAGTGTGGCTGATCTTGTGCGACATCAGACCATCAGCGACCGCAGCGAGTTCACCAACGAGGTGGCCAAGGACCTCACAGCAGACGAGATCGCGAGGATGGCCGTGGAGATGCTCAAGGTGGCATCCTACCTGGACCCCGAAGCAATCACCCGAACGGCCCAGCACCTCGGGGAGAAGGACGACTGGGGCTACTACGCGGAGACCATCAGGGGACTGCTCTAGTCCTTTTGATCAAACCAGCCGGTTACGGCGACTATACCACATTCCACACAATGCCAACCACAAGGAGACATGGCGATGAGAGTTCAAGGACACACAGTGCCGGGACCGTTTGATACGGCAGAGGAGGCAGCAGAGAGCCTGGCGAGTTTCTTGAGGGGCCTGATGGTGCCTCCTTCCGGGGTCGAACCGGAACTCCCGAAGGAAACGGATTTTGAGTCCGTCGCGTCTGCCAATTCCGCCAAGGAGGCCCCGGAGGTAAAGACCTCGGGTAACATTCCGCCCCTTATGCACCGGACGCTGGGAGAGATCAAGCTCCCGTTTGGCTGGGGCCTGGAGGCGAGGTGTGAAACCCTTTGCCGTGACACTGGGGGTGGTATCCACATGCCCACCTTCAGGCCCGAGTACCAGGTCCGCATCACCTGCGGGGCCACCGTGGACAACATGACGGGCGACCACATGGCAGGCTGGAACGGTCGCTGGTGGCGGCTCTCCAAGCACATGACGGCGGGGGAGATCGTCCAGACGGTCTTCAAGGCCACCATGACCGCCCTGGAGCACGAGGCTCGGGAGATGTTCCTATACAAGGGAGTACCGGTGCTCGATCCACACTACGACATCGACAAGCTCGTGGAGTTCCGCCAGGACCCGTCGAGCATCCTGGGGAGGTCTTGATGAACCAACACGTACTGATTGACACCCTCAAACCCTCGGACATCCGAACGGACCAGGAGGAGTACGAGGCGCTGATCGACACGCTCGACCGTACCCAAAGCACCTCCAAGACCTGCCGGGTACCGGTCGAGGCCCTGAGGAACATCCTCTTCGACCACAGCAAGATGTACGGGAGGCTCTTCCCCCAGATGAGCGGAGCCTTCGCAGCAACCTACAAGGAGACCAAGTGATGAAGAAGATACTGCTGGCCAGTGCATTGGCCCTATCGACCCTGCTGGTTGGGTGCAACGATGCGGACATCGCATCCCAGAACCTGTCCACTGCCGCCGACAACTTCCAGATCAACCGCCGTGTGGTGTTCTACAACGGCATCACCGGGGACTACATCCTGTCCCTTGAGGGTCTGTGCTCTCTGGGGAACTACGACAAGGCCGGACAGCTGACGGTCACATGCAAGACCGGCCCTGGAGACTACAAGAAGCACTTCCTGGGCCTCTCCGACAACGTGACGTACTTCGCGGAGCAGGTGGAAGGTGCCGCCGTCAGCGCCTACCACTACAAGGTGATCTTCAAACCACAGACGATCATCCCCGATGTGGACCTGAAGGTGAAGGTGGGCGGCTGATGTTCTCAGGACACCTAAGCCTACTCGGGGCTATCCTCCAGGCGGCAGCATCGGAGCGAGTTGCAAGGGCATGTGCGCCTATGGGACACACACCAGACCCAGCAGGGGACAAGTTCTTCACGGCCTTGTTCACGGCGATACTGATCATCATGCTGGTCTGCGGGACTTACACCCTATACCTCACCGCAGGTCTATGGGTCCTCACGAAGGTCATCGCAGGCATCGGCCTGTTCGCCACCCTGGTCTGGGTGATCTACGGCCAGCTGGACTGACCTTGCGCCAGACAGCGGGTGACACTACCTTGGAGGGATGCGCGAACATATCCAATACTACCTCCAAGCGGCCTGGGGCATCATCCTGGGCGTCCTCCAAATACTGGCATTCCTGCTGGTGCTTGTGACGGTCGGACGCCTACTACTGGGGATGCCTCTGTGACATTCCCGTGTAATGTGGCACCTTTAAGTGCTTGATAACGCTACACTCTGACACACCAGGGGGTAGCCTCAAAATGCGGTTCCGAAAGGAGTTCCGGTTCGAGTCCGGAAGGGGGCACCATCGCCTTTCTTGAGGCGTTGAATTTCAACGCTTCTCCGTTCCATTGTGTGTACCGTATCGCCGGTTTGTGTACCGGTTTGTGTGCCGTTGCTGGTGCTGTGGCATAAAGTCTCCGGTGTGGCCACCCGCACGGGGGTAATAGCGTAAGCATCTGATTGTAATTGGGCTTTCACACGATTTGCGAAAATAGTCGCATCGGTTGCGCCGCATTCCGGTTCTGCTACCTTTTGACGTGGAAGAATTTGGGCTATGTCAGGTGAAGCGCGTGGAACCCGTCAGGCTGACGACACGACGCGGCTATTATCGTTGATCTCTGGGAAGAACGCAGGCCACTTGGAACTAGAGGGGTAGCAGTGTGAAGCGTGACGAGTACACGCTCGGCGACGACCTGCCGAAGAAAAGCCTTAGGGACGATCGGCTCGGCTATGCGCCCTTCGCAGAGCGATTGGCAAACGTTATTTTTAACATAAGTGTCCCGGACGGCTATGTCATCGGGCTCCATGGCAAGTGGGGTTCTGGCAAGACAACCGTTGTCAACTTTATCCTTGAGCACTTGAAAACACACAACGAGGAAATCGAGGGAGAAACGAAAAAGATCGAGCACGTAGACTTTAGACCTTGGATCGTTTCCGGCCACCAGGATCTTATGGCCGCTTTCTTCAAGCTTCTGTCCGAAGAGTTGAAGCCAAAGGAAGGCAAGGTCAAGAAAGCGATCAAGTTTGGTATACGGACTGCCGCTGAAGGGTCTGACAAGCTCGTAGAAGCGGCCGCCAAAATGGCATTGGCAATTGATCCAACTGGTGGCGTGGCGTCGGGAGTAGCCGGGAACTTCGGCAAGGCAACGCTCAAGTCGGTATTGAGAAGGTATCTCGAAACTCCTAGCCTCGAGCAGGCCTACAACCACTTGAAAACTCAACTCGCTAATAGCGGTCGCCGTTTCGTCGTTACCGTGGACGACATTGATCGCCTTGAGGACGAGGAAATCAAGTCGATCATGCAGATGGTTAAGACCGTCGGACGTCTGCCAAATGTCATCTACCTGCTCGTATACGACCGGGACATTGTCTACCAAGCCCTAGATGAAAAGGTTGATCGCGTAGGCCCTCGGTTCGCAGAGAAGATCGTGCAGCAGGAGGTGGAGCTACCTTTGCCGGACCGGAATGCGCTTCTCACGATGCTCGATGAAGAAATTAAGTTCATCATCTCGAACGGCCAAGGCTCAACCAGATGGCAATACATCGTCCGAGACGGTGTGCAACGGTGGATCAACTCTCCGAGGGACGTGCTCAGATACTCTAACGCTCTGAAGTTCGCTTGGCCCGCGCTGAATGGCGAGTTCGACGCCCAGGATCTGGTCGCCGTTGAGGGGTTGCGGTTGTTCGATCCAATTGCTTTCGACTGGATCCGCAGAAACCGCGACTTCCTATTCAATCAGGGCCGTTACTTCATGGGAGCCGAGGACGAGCGGAAGGCAAACGTTGAGGCCTTGAAGGCATCACTTCCGACGTCCACGGCTAGGCAGGCAGTTGACCTTCTCACGGTTCTTTTCCCCTCGCAGGGAAAATGGCTCGAAGACGACGGATTTATGAACAGCGAAGACTACGTGGCGTCGCAAGCGCGGCGGGGCATAGCAAGCGAGGCCGGCTACGATACCTACTTTGCATTGCGCCCCAGCGTCGACGCGATCCCCAAATCAACTATCGACTTTGCCTTTGAGAATCTCAGCGATGAGAAGAAGCTGACGAATGTCCTTCGCACCTACATCGGTAAAAACAACAGCCGTGGCCAAGCAATGATCGGCCTTTTTCTCAATGAGTTGAGGATCCGTTTCGGCGTCCATCCTCGACCGCAGCCGACTGAAGAACTGCTGAAGGCCGTACTGTCCATCGGCGAGGAAGTGTTACCCCTTCCGTGGCGTGGCGGAATGCTTGAGTTGGTGCCCGGCGGCACTCTACGGTTCCTAGTAAAGGATATTCTCGAGATTTGGGGTGAAGAAGAAGCCGGCAAGCGTCTAATGGCCGTCTATAAACAATCTAATTCAGCCTTCGTGCTCGCGGAAATCTATGTCGATCGCGGGAGAGAACTCGGCGTCTTCCCGAGTGAAAGTAGCCGTAGGCCTATCATTAAAAAGGATGACTTCGATGAGCTTGGTGCAATCCTAATATCTAAGATCCAAGCTGCGGTTGACGATGGGTCGCTGGTCAATGCCCCCTACTATTGGGACGTTGCGCGGTCGTGGAAACATTTGGGTGATCATGCCGCAGTTAAAGCGTGGCTAAGTCAAGGCATGGAAGCCGATGGTAAGTTCACGGCGAAAGTCATCAAAGGCATGGTAAGCCAGAGCTTCTCAGGCGACAGCATCCGTTATACCTACGGGAAAAACCCGGACGAAGAGCTATACGATACTGAAGAGATTTACAAAGCGGCGAAACGGCAATTCGAGACAGCGAAAGACCTGACCTCGGATGAGCGATCTCTCTTGAAGGCGTTGATAGAAGCGGTCGATCATGTTCGCGCCGGTAAGTCCTTGGAGAGCTTGGATGCAGATTATGATGATGAGTGATGTCTGTTTCGGGGGTAAAACTGCCGTTCCGAGAAGGCAATCGAAAAATATATGCAGGAACTGCAAGCGCGATAGAGCCTATCAAAGGCTTCAATCACCTAGCTGGTGGCTACCTTCTCCTCACCCATGACGTAGCCGCCGTCCTTGCGGATCGCCGGGAGCACCACGCGGGTCACCCAGTCCTGAAAGGCTTTCGCCTCCGGCTTGTCGGACCGCATGACCAGCTTGTAGAGGCCGCTCTCGGAGATCAGCTTCAT